CCCCCCGTGGCAAGGGTCCCCTTTTCACCCGCATTAGTATATAGGTGAAGGGAAGGATGAACCGACCCGGCAGTGAACTACATTAGAACTAAACATCATGAAAAACATTGAAATCGCAGACGTTACTATCGCAGCTAAAGCCAAACGCGGTGCAGAAAAAGGCAAGGTCACTACCATGAGCTTGTCGGACCTGATCTCCATCTTCTCGGCTCGTGTCCAACAGGAGCAGAACGAGGGGAAATGCAGCACGACTGCAATGGCGTTCTTGTTCAGCTATGGGCTGACTAAAGATGCACGGGAGTTCACGGGGTATGAAATCCCTGAAGAGCTGAATCTGGAGGAGTACGAAGCAGCGTATGACGAATGGACCAATCGCGAGCGCGCCACTCGTGACGGAATCGCCATGAAAGCCGCGAAACCCCTGGCCGCAGCCAAGGCATTGAACGAGTTTGCCGCACCTGAAGCGGTGGGCGCATTCCTTGCCTCAATCACAGACCTGGAGATCCGGGAATACGTGCTGGAAAAACTCAACGAGGCATAAGAGAAGAAACAAACAAACGCCTGCTAGAGGGTAATATCTCTAGCAGGCTTTCAACCATTCAAACCAATTTAACATCATGCAACTTTTAGACCTTACCAAACTTGCCATCGACACACAACTGGAACTGATCGCCATCGCAGAATTGCAGGATCATGTTATAGATCAAAATCTCAAAAGCGTGCAGGCTGGGTCAAATGGCCGCAGTCAACATGTTTACTCAACCCCAAAGTATGATTTGATTATCAGCAGCCAAACCGCCGCAAGAATTGATGAATTGTAATTGAGCAATCGAAGCCCTGGAGCGGATGAAATATTCCCTCCAGGGCTTTCTTCGCTTCCCTATCTACACTCGATAAATTCGAACCCCGAATTTCTCCAGTGAATAAAGTTAAGGCAGAAAATTCTTGTTGAGTTTTTCGAGACTGGAATTTATCAGATTTGAAAATGAATCGGACAGAATGAAACGGACGGAATGAATTGTTTCTACCTACCTATCTGTCTACCTATCGGTTGGGGGGTACCTACCTTTTCTGGCTTCAGAATTTTTTGAAATTTTATCAAACAAAATTTTTAGGTGCGCATAAGAGGGGGAGAGTATATAATAATATATTATATATATATATATATGTATATATTTCTTTTACTCAAAATTTCAAATCCGAGAAAAATTGAAAAAAATTTAGAGAGGTATGGCAGGTAGGTAGATAGATTGGTAGGTATGCATGATTGCGTGAATTGAATTTGCTGTTTTATTGAATGCGTGAATGAATCGTGCATTCAAACCGAACAACAACATATATGAACCTGAATCAAACCAAAGCCAGCGATGCGTTCAAAGCGATTTTCCATAGTTGATAAGAAACCGGCGGGAGTTGAGGCTCCCGCTCTTTCTGCTCAACCAATGAGTAGCAAACCAAACAACAAACAAAGAACAACACAATGAACGAAATTGAAACATTAAAAGATGTGCTAATGCGCCGGGATGGTCTCTCAAGCGACGAAGCTGACGAACAGATTAAAGACGCAAAAGAGTTAATGCACGAATATCTTGCTGACGGCGATCTTGAATCCGCTCAAGATATTTGTAATGAATGCTTTGGGTTGGAGCCGGATTACTTATTTGACCTACTTGATTAACCCAAGCACCGTAGGTGCCCAGCATTAGCAAAACCCAGCAGCAGAACACAATTCATCAAAGCACAAACATCATGAACTCAATCTTACCATTCGCACAAAGAATATTACAAACCCTAACCAATGCCCCATTGTTTACCCCACCCACATTGGCATTCGTCATCGACAACGACACAACCGTCACCGGCATCACCAAGCTCAATATTGATTGCAAGTGGCAAAAGCCTGCGCAAGATGAATCATTCGTCTATGGCGCAGGCTACGTCCGATGGATCACATGGCATGGCCCGTTCCATGTTGATTCTCAATTCGCTTGGCAGAATGAAGAAATCTTCACTGTCACCGAAACCACAAAAATCCTCATCGGCACAATGCATCAAAAAACCGTTCCCTTGCAAGGCACGTTCAACGCCAACCATGAAATCGACCTCACAGCTGCGACTGAGAAACTGCTCAAGGTCGTCGTAGCTAAGATTCAATAAAATCGAACTCAAAAAACATCACAAGAACATATATTATGCAAACACTTATTCGCAACAAAGGCGAGGCTGACTCGGCCTCATTCTGGATGGTCGGTGAATCACCGGCAAGGGAAATCGCTACGGCAATGGGCCAGTTCGGCAGTGGTGCCAAGCACGCGCTGTTGATTATGTTAAGGAAGCAAATTCCGTTTCGGATTTTCTCCGGGGTGCGTGAAATCCAGGTCGGACTGGAGACTATCCAAGCTCACGGTCGTGATGCACAGGTCATGACAGTCGACGGGCACAGAACCAGTATCTCGCTGAACTTCGGTGCACTTGATTGGACACAAGCATCAATGGCAGTTAGAGAACTGGTTTGTAACGCCATTGATCAAGGCACGGAGTTTGAAGATGCCGTAAGTTTTGTTGGAGTTAATGAAATCGAAGGCGTTGAAGATGAGACGAGGATTTATATCGAATCCAAGCCTGGCTCAGAGGTGTTCCAAGCTGTGGCGAATCTGCCAGATACGTTTCTGCACGCAAGCAAGCTGCATCAGCAACCTATTTTGCAGAAAAGCAAAATCAGCGACATGAAAATCTATCGCAAGGGCGTGTTGATTCAGGTCGTGCAAACTCCTTCGGTGTTTGATTACAATGATTTGGAAGGCCAGATTCAAGTCAACGAGTCCAGGACACTAATTTCAGGTAATTATGCCGACGCCGTGCGTGTGGCATTGAACACCTCCGAGCTTGAACTGATCGAAGCTTGGGCAAATGTGGTTATGCCGATGTTCAAGGAAATGCATGCTTCAATTCCCATTGAATTCGACACCGATCGTTGGGGACTGAAACCAGCCGCGGGAAAAATCATCCAAGACAAAGTTGATGTTCTTTACGACTGCCGAGCTGAATCCGCCAGTGACTTCAACGAACTGAATAAAATGAATTACAGACCTGCGTTGTTGCTTGGTTCGTTCATTCGCAACTGCACTTATGCTATGAAAGACCTATCTGGCATCAAAGCAGAAAAGAACATTCCACAAAAAGCTGCTGCGTTGATGACTTCCGAGCACGTTCAGTTGTATCACAAAACCGCAGCAACGCTGGCCAAGCTCGGACACATCAACTCCGACTACCCCTACCCAAAAGGATTCAAGTCCATCGGGGGTCGAATGCTGCACGGGTTTGTGGATGAAGATCGAAGCATCTGGCTCAACGTTGACCAAATATCCATTGCAACTATTATTGAAGAGCTGCTGCATTGGCAAACCGGTTACAGCGACTTCACTCGTGAGTTCCAAGAATGCATTTTCAAGCTTGCAGCTGATTTGCTCAAGCAATCTTTCGCCAAGTAGGCAATAAACCAGAACAACAAAATAAATAACATGAAAATTAAACTACACCCCCAATCAACCGTAAGCTTGGTAACTCCAGACGATTATCAAAAAGTTAAATTGCCATTGCTTAACGAATGGACTGCCGCGCTTCGCAGCGGAACATATCCCCAAACAACTTGCCAATTACACAATTTCCGGGGATTTTGTTGCCTTGGCGTTCTATGTGAAGTCGAGCGAATCCCCAGCACGCTCGACGGTAATCGGTGGCTTTACGGCCAAAACTCCACAGCGTGCTTGCCGGTAGAATCAAGACTCCACCCAATTCTTAACGATTGGGGTTATTTGCCTCCGGGTTGTTTTGTTTATTACCAACACACATTTAGCCACTCGCTCGCTACTATCAACGACAGCTCTGCGTTATCCTTTAACGATATCGCCACCGTCCTCGAACATCTCTTCGAACATCAAGACTGAACAACAAAGCAAATTCAATAAATTCTAACTCCAAAAATATCATGAACTCAAAACAAATCAATTCACTATTACGTCGCCTTGCTCGCCGGGGCATTTCCTGGATTACCATCATGACGGCATTTCAACTTAACCCTTTGGTTATTGTTGACATCAACGAGCTGGCATCTATGGATGATAATGAAAACCAAATTGTGTATCCAGATAAACATCTGGGTGCATACGTGATCTTTGAGAAAGGAGGTAAACATGAGTGATCAACCAACACCGGAGACGGATGATTTGCTTTTGAGCCAGATCAAAAATCGCGAAAAGCATAATGATTGGCTTGGTCGATTGAATGAAGTGATTCCGTTGTGCCGCCAACTCGAACGCCAGCGCAACCAATATCGTGACCTTACTCGTGAATTGCGTGATGCACTTGACGGACACGATACAATGGCGATTGAATATTCAGACTGGCAGCGACGCGCCAAAGCTGCGTTAGATAAAGCCAACAACTTCTTATGAAATGCCCATTCTGCAAAGGCTCAGGCCGCAGCCCAGAACGTGGGCATAATTACCGTTGCGAAAATTGTGACGGGACCGGGAAAGTCTTATGCGATACTTGCGGTGAACTCCTGGAACTCTGCAAGTGCATGGACCCAGAAGCTCCTCGACCACATTCAGAGAAATGCCAATGCCCCAAATGTGAGGCATGGGACCTAGCCAATGACCCCGAACTGCAAACCAAACATGAATAAAACACAACAACAAATTGCAATCGCAAAAGCTTGCGGGTGGCTGCATACAAAAACCATCTACAATCCTAATGAAACACCTTACGGCAGGCATCCAATTCACACGGCTGATGTAAACTGGGATTTACCACTCCCGGATTACCTCAACGACCTCAATGCTATGCACGAGGCGGAGAAGGTGCTGAAAGATAATCAAGTTATGTTATACGCACAAAACTTGGGCTTTAGTATATGGCATTACCACAAATACATGGCCACCGCAGCTGAACGCGCCGAAGCCTTCCTCCGCACCCTTAACCTCTGGACGCCATGACCGACACCCAGCATCTAGCACAAATCCTCCAAATAGTTCGCACAATTCCATTCGAGCGCTGGCGTTCCTGGGGCCTGAACATCCTGGCCCTTTCTGCAAATTCCCACGGCATTGTCAATACTGCCAAGCTGACATACCGTGGCCAGCCATACTACATCTATTGGCAGGCACAACAGAACAAATATGAAATCGAACATGATAAATAGCCTCATAGCCTGGCTGACAGGCACAAACACCCGCAAGCCTAAGCGACGCAATTTCTATCGTCGCTTGCTTGCTCTTGAACGCAAGCAACCCGAACATCCATTACTTGCCAAAAACAAATCCACGGTCTTTCTCAAGACCGGCAATTTGTTCCACCGAGTAACCATCACCGACAACCGCAAAGAATTCCAACGCAAATACTACGCACTAATAAAATCCAAATGAACATCAAACTATCTCCAGTCGAACACACCGCGTTCATTCGCAAGCACAACCTCCAAATCAACTCTGAACACACAATGCTGTTTTTCAAGCTGAAAACCAATATGCGCGTTCCAATCGTGCGAGTTCGCGTCAATGACAATTCCGTCACCGTCGTGCACAACCCCGATCAGATCTCCATCGACAGCATCAAATACCAAATCAAACACTCACTGTAATCCTCTCAACTCAACATACATATTATGCACCCAATCGTAACAGCACTGCACACAGAACTCACCGAGCGACTTATCAATGCCGAGGACTTCTATGATGAACTCACAGAAATCATGCAAACACTTTGCGCGGTTATATCAACAGCCGAGCGTGGCAACATCTTGTTCAAAAAGCTCAATCTCGGCGTTCCATTCTCAGCTCGTGACCCACGCATGACAAAAGCTCTGCTTATGGCCACAATCTCCAACCAAGCTAAGCCCGATATCCCAACTGAATACTCGCTTTTCGGCCTGCTCGGTTCAATGCTGCTATTACAGTTAGCGCAATCCCACGTTCCGTCTCGCGAAGAAGCTATTCGGCAGTTTAACAAATTGCTCGATCCCCTTAAATCAACTCTCAACGATATGCTCGACAGCCGTGAAACAATTGCGCCATACGGCCGCAGACTCACTGAAGAAGAAGTAGCTAGACTCTAACTTATTATGACAGAAAAAAACAGTATATATTGCCGAAGACGGCAGGCAGTTCCAAACTGCTGACGAGTGTTTACACTACGAACAGAAGGCAAACTTAATCAATATCATAATTGACGAAACTGAAACTTCTGCGACAAGTCGTGAAATTACAGATATCGTTGAATACATCCTCACAAAATATACTCTAACCAGAAAGAACCAAGAACAATGAACATTAACATTCCCATCCCATCCGTCCCATCCTCCCTCATCGCTACCGAAGAGCAACAGCTCTTCATCAACTACCCCGGCACCGACAACATCTGTCTCAACTCCGTCGCCGGCTCCGGCAAAACCACCACGATCATTCTGCGCTGCAAATTTCTCATCGCACAAATGATCGCTGCCGGTTTGCGCCCCCATAAAGCCATCGCCATCTGCTGCTTCAACACCGACATCGCAGCAGAAATTCGCCACAAAATCGCCCTCTACGGCCTATCCGAATGGGTCGACGCTGGCACTCTCCACTCCTTCGGCAACGGCATGTTGCGTCGCCGTTGGCCATCAATCCGGCCCAACGCATCAAAGCTCTACGATCTCTCCGACGTTATTACCAAGCGTCATCGTGTCAACTGGGCAGTAAAGAAACCCCTCATTCGCTGCGTAGAACTGGCCAAGAACCTCGGTATGACAATCGACGGCATCCCACTGGACTTCGACCGTATCATCAATGACTACGACATCGACATCCCCGAAGTTGTCTCATACGCCAAGTTTCTCGAACTCTGCGTTGACCTCTTCGACTTATCAATCAAAGCCGTCACCGAAACCAATCCACCCGACATTGACTTCACCGACCAGCTCTTCATCCCACCCCTTCTCAACCTCGACACCCGTGTTAAATTCCGCTATGTCTTCATCGACGAAGCGCAAGACACGAACCTAGTCCGTTACTGGATTGCCCGCCGCATTGCCCAGCCCGGCGCACAAATCTGCGTTGTAGGCGATGACCATCAAGCAATCTACGGCTGGACCGGTGCAGGAGCCTCAACCCTACAATGGCTCACCTCCGAACTCAATGCCACAACCCTATCCCTCACCTATTCCTTCCGCTGTGCATCTTCCATCATTGCGGAAGCTCAAAAATATGTTCCCCAGATCAAACCCCGGCCCGATGCCCCAATCGGCATCGTCGACCGCATCAACGAGGATCAATTCAGTCAGCTCATGCCCGACTTCGGCCCTTCCCAAGTAATCCTCTGCCGTCTCAACTGGCCCCTCATGTCAATCGCGATGACGCTCATCAAGCGTAACATCCGCTTCTACATCGAAGGCAAAGACTTCGGCAAGAAGCTAGAAGCGCTCGCAGACCGCTGGGGTTACCTCACCCTAGACAAATACCTCCCCGAACTAACCGACCACATCACCAAACTCGTGACCGAAGCCGAACAGTCCGGTAACGACCAGCGCGCCCAGGATTACCGTGACCGGGAGCAAGCAATGCGAGCACTCATCTCGCAATGCAACACCAAACCCAACGCTACCACCGACGACCTAACACACCTTATCTCTTCCATATTCCACGATACCAAACCCGGCGACAAACCCAGCTGCATCACTCTCTCAACTATCCACAAAGCCAAAGGGCGTGAGTGGCCTCATGTTATCCTCTACGGGCGTAACGCCTTTCAACCCTCCCCTAGTGCCCGAACTCCTGAAGCACTGGCCCAAGAACACAACCTTCTCTATGTCGCTATTACCCGCGCCATCTCTCACCTCACATACGTCAATGTTCAAATCAAATAACGAATAAATCTTTTTTGCTGAGTAATTCTAACTCAAAATTACTCAGTTCTTCAAATTCCCATTAACGCAATAAGAACCTTGCTTAATCAACCGTAGGTAAATTTCGGATGAATTTTTACTTGCAGGATTTTGCACTTGCGCTAATATACCTTTCAGCGAAAATTCCTTTCGCGGAACCTTGCAGGTGGGTGGTTAAACCGCATTAACTCAACAACTCAAAAATCAATAACATGTCAAAAGTGCCATATACCAATAAGTCGATGGGCGTCAAAGTGTCCGTCATGGTCCCCTCGTCCGTTCAAGAACTCGTCGGTGAGTTCGGTGAAGATAACGTCTGGAAAGCCATTTGCCGATACATTTGCTACCAAAAATGGAATCCCAAGTTCCGCCAGTCTCTGGTCGTCAAGCTCGCTGAAACCACCGGGATCGCAATGCGTCCGCTGCTCAAGAAGAACTCCGAAGGTGAATTGGTCCCTCAGACCAAGAAAAACCGCAAGGGTGAAGTAGAAACGGTTTTGGAGACCGAACAAAGCTACATCAATTTCTTGTTCAGCGAAGAATCCGGCGCCAACCTCGACGAAGGCACCTATGCGATGATCGCGCAGCAAGTGGCTGACTCGATTCCTGTGGAACTCTCCATCGACGACGATGAAGATACCATCGACCAAGACTTCTACGTCCTGGCTCGCAAGAAGCTGGCCGCGATCGAAGCTGGGCAAACCACGTTGGAGGCATTCGTTGCCAACTTCGAGGCTCTCAACCCTTCGACCACGTTCGATTCACTTGCTGGCGAAGCTGAAGTTGACAAGCTGGCCCGTGCCTACTTCATCAACGACCGCCGCGTCCGTGCTGCTCAAGCCGCTGCGCTGTAAGCAGTTCACTCCAGGCTGGCATACCCTGGTAAATGTATGCCTTAATCTTTAACTCAATCTCAAAATTATGAATACTACAGAATCTCCTGATAACGTCCTCGATGAAGTCGCTGAAGCAATGGGTCTTGGCAATTCTCCACGCCGCCGTCTCACGCTCGAAGAACAACTCCGCGAAGCAATCGTAAACAAGCAAAACGAAATCGAGAACTATCGTCAAGTGGCTGACCTGCTTGCTGGCGACCCTGATTTCGCCGCGAAGTATGAAGTTTTGCAAGACAAACTTCGCGAGCTGTAACAGCTTTCCCCTTTTGCAGAACCAGGGGAATAAATAAAGAACTTCTGCCGACCGTAATGTGGATAGGTGAAAGAGTCGTTAACTGTGCATCGTATCCCGCCCTGAGCAAGGCGTTAAAAAGGCTCACTTTCAATTCGACTCCCCAGTTATTCAACTTCGGGACTTTGATATAAACGGAACCCGTATAAACTCCGGCACGACTGTGTAGCGAGAAGCCGCTAAGCTTCAACCGAATTTCTCGGGAGTCGAATTGAAGGTTTATTAATTCAAGCTACCAGCTCACAGAGAGCACCAGCGCAACTGGAGGGTGGATAAAATCTCCACGTAGCTTCTTTTTAAGGTTTGATTTGAGCATGTGGCGGAATGCCGAAAGGCTATACGGGATTAACCGCGAAGTGCAGACGCTGAGAAGTGATGGAAGGTGTTTCCACAGTAGTAGGTAAAAGAGCTATGACTTCAATAATCTAAGCACCATTGCAGGTTCAAATCCTGCCACGCTCAAACCAACCCTTAACAAATAAATGAAATGATAACAAAAATCGAAATTGACTCACAAGATGTAAAAAAGCTCATCCTTGATCACATCAAGTCCAAGGGTAATCCTGACGTTAAGCTGGAAGACATCAAAATCGTCACCCAAAGCACACAAAACTACAAAGCTGAGTGGGAATCTGCTGTGTTCAAAGCCGAAATAACCATTATCTCATGAAAATCACAATAACCCCATTCAATTACCCCGAAGATTCCAATCACTATCGCGGTTCTGAAATGAAATGCACCGATGGCAATCTTAACCCACCGGGACAAGTTAATTCTCACGGAGAGTTCACCGAAGATTTCTTTCTGTTTATTCATTTCCTAAGGCAACAAGGCGTTAAAATCAAACCTCAAACTATTATCCTCGAAACCTTGCCATGAAAGTTCTTCCTTCTCTCGCTACCGGACTGACGATTCTATTTGTCGCATTGAAGCTCACAAAAACAATTACTTGGGCTTGGCTTTGGGTTGTCTCACCTCTCTGGATTTACTTCGGAGCGCTAGCTCTACTCGCAATAACTTTCATCGCTCTTGATTTGTTAATCAAACGTGGCGAACGTAAGGCGTTCGAAAGACTCTCCCCTGAACAGCAGGCCATCTATCGCTTGCGTGAATACTCCAACGCCCTGAACAAAAGAAAATGAAATCCTGGACTCACCCCAATCATGGCACCCCCAAATCACCCTCCCTCACTCCCTCGGGCAAACCCCTTTCCAATCGCCGTATTGACCAACTCCGCCGGGAAGGTCATTACGGCGACAAACAGCGTCTTGCCCAAGAGTTTCAGGATTCGCGAAAAAAAGTTAAACCCAAAGTTGTTAATAAAATGATCCTTTCACGAGTCATTTATGGCGCTGATGAACTTTAACCATGTCCCACTACCGTTACTCCATCAACACCTTCCGGGCAATGGAACCTATCATTGCTCAGGCAATTCAACGCTACCCCACCCCGTTTGAATTCATGCCAAGCAACGTTGCAGCAGAAACAGCTCGGCAACGCTTACAAGACGCCTGCAAGTGGTTTGATGAAAACAACTACGTCGATGTTTCCTTCAATAAAGAAATCTACTACGAAGCTCGCAAACGCTGGTCCATCGGCATTGCTCGACGCGGCACTGCAATTTACTGGGGTCCTCGCCGCACAAAAGCCTATACAACAGTCGAAGCTGAAACTCCTGATTCAGCTCGCTCCGCACAACTAATCGACCCCATTGATGTCAATGATGTTCATTCTTTTCTTGCAGTTATTACTTTGAAAAATGCTGGGAAACTCCCCGGTCCTGTAAGGGTCATTAACACCACGCCTGAGCTTTGTGCCGAAGTGGAACAAACCAATGACGTTTCGTTCGCAAACCATGACGGTAACATATTCATGCTATGATGCAAAACCCTTACAAAACAAAACGGCAGTCGCAACGTCCTGTGATGAAACACATCCAGGCCGATGTTTCTGAAAATGATTGGAACATTGTGTATCTCATGCTTCCCTTTCGAGGCACCGAAGACACAATCCTTTCAACTCTCGTCCACGCTTTGGCACAAGCCATTAAACAACAAAACCTCCACGCACTACCATATGAGTCAAGAGAAATCGCACTTGAAAAGCTTATTCGAGGATGTTCCTTTCCATCAGTTGATGGAGCAGGACTCGTCGAAAATGAGTCCGTCAGAGCTGCAAGCCCTGTATGAAACACTTCAACAGAAAGTGAATGACCCAGGTCACCGCAGAACTGAGAAAACCAAAACCGTTAAGGCAATCAAAGAACCTAAGAAATCCAAAATCCTAGGTGCTGACGAACTTTAACCCAATTCAATCATTATGTCCACCCCAATAGACCTCGACCTCTCCAACGTAGTCACCCGTATCCACGACCTCACTCCACCATCGGAAGCGCGCAAGCTCTTCCATTGGAACCTTGATGGCCAGTCATTAACTCTCCGACTTGACTGGTCATCACTCCAGGCATTCTCTGACTGCAACAAAAAAGGCAAATACCTCCTAGTCGACGCCATCACCGGCGCTAAATCCCCAGCCCTTGTCTTCGGCGCTGCCGTTCACGCTGGCCTGGAAACCCTCTACAACACTCCAGACCGTCACAACGACCCAACCCTCCCCGCTCGCATTTCCCTGGCAATCCAGGAAGAATTCGATCTGAACCCCGTTTCATTATTCGACGATTACCGCACCGCCGATTTTGCGATGGAAGTTATGCGCCAATACATGGAGCATTACAAAGCCGAAGTGATGCAACCCGTCACTTTCAACGACACCAAGCTCGTTGAGTTCGGTTTTTCGTTTCCGATTGGCGAAGTTTCTATCGACTCCGATATGTTCGAGCAATACGGCTACGGCACTCTTACCAACGACGCAAAGAAAGAATCTGTTTGGGTCAGCAACTGCAAATTAGGTGATACGTTTCGTTACCTCCCCTGCATCATCGAATGGACCGGTGTTGTCGACCTCGTCACCCAAATCGACAACCAAATCTGGGTCTGCGACCACAAAACCACCTCCATCCTCTCTTCCGACTTCACTGACGGATTTGAGATGGCCCCGCAACCCATCGGCTACCTCTCAGCCATCAACAAGCTCTTGCCCACTCCCGCCGCTGGCTTCATGCTCAACGGCTTAATCTGTCGCAAGCAAACTAAAACCGGCAAAGGCATTGAGTTCACCCGCCGCTTTTACACCTATGAAGATTGGCAATATACCGAATGGACCTCGGACATCCTTATGCTCATTGAAGAGTTCCTCAACAACCTCTCAACCCAGAACTTCCCTGGTCGCCGGAACTCCTGCTTAATGAAATGGGGCAAATGCCCTTACTTCGACACTTGCTCCCTCAACCCTTCCGTGCGCCATTTGCACATCAACTCTGGCGTTTACACCCGCAACATCTGGAAACCCGTATGAAACTCGTAGTTCTTGAATCCCCCTACTCCGGCGACATTGAAGTCAATCTTCACTACGCTCGTCGCTGTCTCGCTCATTCAATTTCCTTGGGCGAAGCTCCTTTAGCTTCTCATCTTCTCTACACCCAACCAGGTGTGCTGGATGATACTATACCCGAAGAGCGTAACAAAGGAATGTTAGCTGGACACGCTTGGCTTGCAACTGCTGATTATCTTGTCGTTTACACCGACCTTGGCATTTCATCAGGAATGCTATTAGGTATGAAAGCTGCCGAAATCTACAGCGTCCCAATCATTTACCGCAAAATCCTTGAATGAACCTCCAATTTCCATCTGTCAACTTCGCAGTCCAACCCATAGCTGGCTCTCGTCAAGCAGTCAAACTCTTCGCAACGCCAGCAGTTATCCTAGTTTCCGAGGTCGTGGTCAATGCTGACACCGCCCTCGATCAAGCCAAACTCAAACTCACAACCCAACTCCATTCCTCCCTCTATAACTCAATATTCCAATCCCTCGACTCCGCTCTCCGCACAATGACCACCGACCCAACGGCAGGTCTCAAGCAACTCGCTCAACTCCACCACGAACTTAAAACTCATCTATGAAATCTTCATCCTCATTCACCCCATCCCCCCCTCAATCCACCCTCATCATCGGCGTCCCCGGTTCTGGCAAAACCACTCTCGCTCTCAACTTCCCTAAGCCATTCCTCCTGGACTGCGACGGGAACCTTAACGGTCCTGTGCGCTATTTAACGTCAGAAAATCGAAAGCCGAATTTCTTATACGATTCGCCTACATTCCTTCCCGACGGTTCCAGAACCCCTCTTGGTGATGTGTATCAGCGCAGCGCAGATTTGCTGAAAGAGGCTTGTGAAAGCAAAAATGTGGAAACGATCATTATTGATTCTGCAACTTCTTACTGCGATGCGCTTATGCGGTTTGCTTTGAAAACCAACAAACTGTCGTTTGGTACGGATTTGAAAACGGCCTCGGCCAAGCTCACTTTTGCTGAGTGGGGCATTGTGAGTGAAATGCTCCGGCGCGCAGTTTTCTGGTTAAAGGGCAGCGGGAAAAAGATTGTCTGGCTCGCGCACAAAGATGTTGATAAGGACGAACTCACCGGCGCGTTGTATAACTTCATCTCAATTCCGACGAAGAATAAAAACTCCTTCGCTGGTTGGTTTGAGGAAGTCTGGGAGCTGGTCGTGGAAAACACCATGACTGCAAAAGGCCCCAAACGCATTCACAAACTCCGCACGGCTCCGCTGTCTGCTAATGACGCTCCTTTAGGGCTGAAATCTTCTTTGGGCTGGGGCAGCTCAGTGGTGGTTGATGCGGATTTTATGGCAAAACTTAAGGAAGGTAAATAACATGAGAGACCTTGAATACGATAAGCGTCGGTTTGATTATCTGAAGAAAGTTACTCGCGGCTGGTCTAGCTTGCGTAATCCTTTCTCCGGTAAGAACAAAAAGCAACGGGAACGACTCGGCAGCGCGTTCAGAGCAATGCAAAGCATACACTCCCGCGCAGAAATGATTTCACTTCGGTATATTCAATAACATGACCGCTACATTCCTCGTCGCAGTTGAACTCGACCCTTCGGCTGACTTTGCTGGTATCGCCGAGGATATTAAAGAATCTCTGGAAATTGACGGCATTGCAGTTTCCAGTGTGCGGCCTTGGGGCCGTGATGAACCTCAGTCATTGCCAATGATGCAACAACAAATCCAAAATTATTCAAATGAGCAAATATAACTATCAGTTTGAAGTCAAAGCGACTTACACACAAGGCGGCGCAGTTTATTCCTTCGGCGCTATGACGGAAATCCCAGTGGGTTCGACCTGCTTGGCACAGACGCGTGCTGATTCACTCGGCATCGTCAAAGTCATTTCCTGCGAACCTTACGACGCTGAAGTTAAGCGTCCGTATGACTTGCGGCTGATTTACGACACCGTGCAATCGATGCGTAAATTCCTCGATAATTGGGCAAACGATCCCGAATTGCCTGATCCATTCTTTTTCCGTGACCTGACCAAAGTCACTCAACCAATTTCTGGCGGCAATCACGCTGCTTGAAAACAAGACAACAAAACAAAACAAACAAAAGAAAGCAAAACATCATGGACCCATTGAACCTCGACCTCTCCGGAGTTGACACAACACCTGACCGCCTCAACAACAAAGCCAAGGTGATCGTTCAGATCACTGAAGCCGCGATTGAGGAGAGTAAGAAAACCCCCGGCAATCACAACCTCAAAGTTGTGTTCGCTACGGTCAACGACGAAGCGTCCCAGCGCGGCGGCACGTTGAAGGCTGGCTATCAGCTGAGGACTTACATGCCTCTGCAACAAAGCCAAAACCCAGATGCGCCTGACTTCAAAGTCGGCTTGGCTCGTCTGCTCGATGCCGTGTTCAACACCCCCGAGGCTCGTCCAAACCTGAACGGCGAAACCCTGCTTGCTATGAAAGACAGGCTCGTTCAGGTGACAGTGAAGCTGGAGGAATCCGAGGACTTCGGTCTTTCCAACAGCGTCTCCCGTATCGATCCCGTGATCGAAGGCTAGTAGAAGCCAACCCGCTGGCAGACCGGGAATAGTCTGCCACCCAATTCTCATCTCTAAATTATATGATTGTCGCAAAAAATCGACTTGGTAACAGTGAAACAATGGGCTTGATGAAAGCTCCGACTCAGAATGATATTCCAATCGCAATCACATCTGTGATTGTCACCAACTTCAAAATTGAGCCTGCCAGGGGCGAATTTGAAGACCTCGGCTGCGGGTATGTGCTCAACGGTGAAGAACTCAACGAAGAAATTACTGAAACTACTAAGCTTCGCAAATGTTTCATTGGAATTGAAGGCGTTGAATTCTGCGACAGCGAAGAACCTGTTCCTTCAGACAAAAAATTGCTGCTGAAAACCGCAGAAGACGGCTGGCCCGTTCTGTTTTGCATTGAGTCATGAGTAAGCAACCATCCCAATACAGTGAAATCTCAATGAGAATCAGTCAAATTGATGCTGAAATGCTCACTTTGTCGTCTCAAGGAGCTTCACTTTCCAAGCAAATCAAAGACAGGGAGCGGAAAATCTCCGCTTACCAAATTGAAGTTCAACAGTTTATTCAAGCCCGAAACGAAAAGGCTCAAGCTGTTGCAGAACTGAAAATCAAGAAAAAACATCTGCTTGCGGAGTTCATTTCCGCTGCTAGTTAAGCCACCTCGCCGTTGCTCCGGGCGTTAAACGGAGCATTTATTTTACCTTAAATTCAACTCCCATGAGCACATTAAATGTTTCCAAAATTGAACTCGCCTCAATCGTCATTCCAGACCGCCTCAGGCGTGACTCTGATGATGTTCGAGAGCACATTGAGCAACTAGCTCGCTCGATCAAAGACCACGGCTTGATCTGCCCTATTGTATTGTCCGAAGACAATGAACTCATTGCCGGTTGGTGCCGAACCCAAGCATATTTAGCACTGGGACGTAAAAATATCGAATACGTTACCCGTGAGAAACTCTCTCAAACCGACCGCTTAATTCTTGAAGTCGAGGAAAATCACCGTCGGCTTGACATGACCTGGCAAGAGAAAACTTTAGGCATCTACCGCGCTCACAGAGCCGCATCCGGCAAGGCTGGCGTTCGTCAGGAGCGTTGGAGCCAAGCTCTTACAGGCTCGTTATTGAATGTTTCTGTGTCACTTGTCAGCGATGCTTTGAAGGTCGCTGAATATCTTGTTAAAGAAGACAAAGAAGTCTGGGATGCAGCGTCATTTGACAAGGCTAAGCAAATTCTGGCCCGCCGCAAATTAGACGAAGTCGGCAAACGTCTGGCTCAATCCTCCGGCGGTGCCGTTGTAGTTGGGCGAGTGCCAAAAGGCAAGCCTCAGCCAGCTTCAATGCTGACAATTAACCTTGTTGGTGACATGCCAAGTATTGCCAGCGAATTGGACAATCCCGCTCCAAGACTTGTTGGAAAGGTGGAAACTTCAATTATCGACTTGTCTGATAAGCTCTACCTAGGCGATAACAGGGAAATTTTTCCCCGACTAAAAAACTCCGCTAATGTTATCTTCACAGACATTCCCTACGGCATTGACATGGACGATTTGGAAGATAACGTCAACATTGACATGGTCAAAGACGAACACGATGTCGAAGAAAACCTGGAACAGATGCCGGACTTCTTGAAGAATTCTTACGATGCCCTTTATGACGATGGCTGGTGCATCTTCTACTGCGCATTCCAACACCTGGAAAAGCTCCGCGATTGGGGTGAGAAGGTAGGCTTCAAAGTCCAGCCCTGGCCGCTGCTGTGGATCAAACCCCACAGCAACAAAAACAACGCGCCGCATTCCCGGTTCACTAAGAACATCGAACCTATTATGGTCATGCGTAAGGGTAAAGCTCGGCTTAATCAACCAATGATGGAATCCACTAAAACTGCTGATGCTTCGGCTGAACGCAAACTACAAACCAACCCGTTTGCCAAACCTGCATTGATTACCAAATGGATCATGGAAGCGGTGGCGCAGCCAGGTCATAAAATCATTGACTGCTACGCTGGCCAGGGCTCCATTGTTCGTGCTCTTATCTCTCTCGGTATGCCATTCGTTGCTATCGAGAAAAAAGAAGCTCATTTTCACCACCTGACCGCAGGTGTCAAAATGACGTTTAAAAACTTGCTCGGATCAAACACAGAATTCATCAATCCTCATGTTGAAACCACAATTTCCGATAGTTGAAGTCGCTAAAAAGCTGGCTATTGTTCTACCTTGTCCGCATACCGACGACGAGAACAACGGCACTTGGTTGCATGGTCCTGCCGGGAGTCTTCTCTCAGCAGGCCTACAACACGGCAGATTGATGCGAACAGCTTGCTATGTCGGCGGGCTTATCAATGAATCTGCACCAGGTAACAGATTTAGCGCATTTGATTGGCACGGTCCAGAACTCGCATCTGGGCTTGCCAAACTGCGTGAAGACTTGACTCGGGTTAAGCCAAATTGCATTCTGCTTCTTGGCACTCCGCCACTCACCGCTGCTGGCGTATTGCACGATTCTAGCGAATTTCGTGGCACCACATTTATATGTAATGACGAAAATTCACCTTTTCGTGGTTACAAATGTGTGTCTGCCCGACACCCCCGTGACATTCTCAAAGATTGGGGTGATTCACCATTGTTTGCAATGGATGTTGTTCGGGCATGCACTCAAGCTGAATTCCCGGACCTGCGCCAAACCAAACGTATGGCTGAAACAAACCTTACTTCTGGTGAAGTTGTCAATAGACTACAATCCATACCTAAAGGTGTGTTAATTTCCTTCGACATCGAAGGTGGCGTTGAGCAAGGCATCATTTGTGTGTCAATTTCAACACACCCACAATCGGCGTTCATCATCCCATTCCAAGATTACGACCCTGCCACAAAAGCATTCGTAATGACTGAATTCAACCGTATAATGGCTGACCCAGCATATCCCAAAGTGCTGCAAAATTCATTATACGATCAATTCGTCATGGCGTGGGTGCTCAAGCTCCCCGTTCGCGGCATTGTTCACGATACAATGTTATCTTCCTGGGAAATCTACCCAGAACTCCCCAAGGGCTTGGGTGTGCAAGCATCCATCTGGACTGATCAGCCGTTTTATAAATTCCAACGTAAAATCGACAATAAACAGGTGCATTACGCATACTGCTGCACCGACTCGATGGTGACGTTGGAAATCCACCAACGCCACATGGAGCTACTTAACGAGCCCAAAAACGCGGCCTCTAAAGCTCATTACGAATTCAACATGTCGCTGCTTCCTTCTCTGGAATACATGCAGCTTCGTGGTATTCGCTACGACCGAGAAGGATCAAATGAAAAGTTAGCTCAAATTCAAGCTCGCCAAGCTGAACTTCAAACAATGGCCGAAACACTTGCGGGAGAAAAAATCAATATCAGCTCTCCATTGCAAATGAACAAGCTACTGTATCGTAAGCTTGGCCTCGAACCTCAATATAAAAAAGAAAATGGCCGAAAAACTACTAAACTTACCTCCGATGCCGATGCTCTTCTCACTCTCATGGTCAAGCATCAACACCCATTCGTTGGCGTGGCTCTTGCGTGGAGAAAACTCGAGGGGGTGCGAAAACAATTATGCCTTCTCACCGACGCAGATAATCGAATGCGGGGCAGATATAATCTCGTCGGAGCCGATACAGGACGACTATCCTCTTCCAAATCCGAAACCGGAAGTGGAACCAATCTCCAAACCATCATGGAGGAAAATCGAATGTTCTTCCTTGCCGACGAAGGAAAGTTCTTCTTCCAATGCGACTTATCAGGCGCAGATGGATACACTGTTGCTTGCCGCGCAGCCGAACTTGGAGACTCCCGAATGCTCGATGATTATGCAGCTGGTGTTAAACCTGCTAAAGTAATCGCTTTAATGCACATTCTCGGACCTTCTGTTGGCAATAAATCGCCGCAGGAAATCCTTGAATTACTCAAAATTACCCAGTTCCCAGCCGGACTTTATGACGTTTGCAAAGTTGTCCAACACGGTTCCAATTATCTAATGGGTCCCAATACAACGGCAAAGCAAGTGCTGGAGAAATCCTTCAAAAAGGGTTCCGGCACTGATTTGTTATTCATTCCTCCAACTCTATGCAAACAACTCCAAGCCCTCTACTTTCTTCGTTATCCAGGCATTCAAATCTGGCACGAAGATAGCCGCATCAAACTCCTCAAATCACCTTACCTCTCCTCACCCTCCGGCCACACTCGTAGATTCTTCGGTCGCCCCAATGATCGTGAAACCCTCAAACAATACCTAGCCCATGAGCCACAACACAACACCACCTACGTTACAAACCGTGCTATGCTCAATCTCTGGACAGACCCCGAAAACCGCACAGCGGATAATCGACTCATTATCGAGCCACTCCACTCGGTTCATGACGCATTATGCGGCCAATTTGACTGTTCTCTGTCATCCTGGGCTGCTGCCAAAGTTGCTCAGTATTTCTATGTCCCTCTCACCATCGGCGGTCATAACCTTGTCATCCCCTTCGAAGGCGGATATGGACCTTCTTGGTATCACACAAAAGAGCATAACCGAGTTGGAGAAATCATACCATTATAACCCTATGACCCTCACTCCACGCCAACAACAGCAGCTTCGCAACAAAATCCTCAAAGATATCGACGCTGACGCTATCTGCGAAATAGACCAACGCTTTCAAGAAACCATTTTTGGTTCTCACGAAAACATGGTCAATTGGTGCAGCAAATGGAACCTAATCTACCGCTACGTTTCCTACCCCGGCATAACTCGCAAACTGGACGGCAACAAGCTTATTCAGTGGATTCAGTTCCTGCATGCTCACGATCATCGAGATGAATTCTTCATCTTTCCCGACAAGCGCCTCGACGAACGTCAAATGTTAATCATCTGCTCCGACGAATCACTATGAAACCCATGCTTGCATTTCGGTATCAAGATAACAAACAGCATCTTCGATACCCTCTCTTCCTCCAGCCAAAACTCAACGGCGTCCGCGCTCTGAATTTCGGATCAATCCACACCTCCAGGGACGAAAAACAGTGGTCGCCGGCGATTCTGGAACATATTCGAGTTGATAATTTCTTAGGTAACGCCGCCCAAAGGTTTATCTTCGACGGTGAGCTTTACAAACACGGTAAATCGTTGCAGCAGATTAATTCTGCTATTGCTGTAAAGCGTGTTTCGGTGACAGAAGTTACTAAGGAAATCGAATATCACGTTTTCGATATTATCGACATTACCAATTTGGCGATGCCGTTTTCTGAACGCCTAACATTAGCTCAAAATGTGTTTCTGCGCATTCCATCTACCGCCCCGGTGAAACTTGTGCCTACGCATGTTGTGCATAATGAATCCGAATTAATGGCTATTCATTCTGAATACATCGAGGACGGCTACGAAGGCACTATGATTCGAACAGATGCGTCGTATGGCTTTGCTGAGTTATGCGGTAATCAAGACAATCGCTGGAAATGCCTGTTGAAACACAAAGAGCATTTTGATGATATCTTTGATGTGCTTGGTTTCGAGTGGGGTGAAGGTAAATATGAGGGTAAAGTTGGGTCACTGAAATTCGAGTTTGAGGGTCGGCCGTTTACAGCTGGTTCTGGCTTGCTCGATTCTCAACGTGATCCTGATAATCTTCCTACTCGCTGCCATTTGAAATGGTTTATGCTTTCCGACAACGGAACCCCACTTCAACCTGTTATTGAATGCGCTCATTATGACTAAACCTATATCCTTCCTCGAACAATATGCAATCTATTCCCAAGGCAACGAATGCCCCCCGAATTATCACACATGGTGTGCCTTGTCTGCTTTATCGCATGCTATCGGCAAAAGAGTGTGGACCCCTCAGGGTATCTTCACCGTTTTCCCGAACATCTACGTTCTACTCGTGGGACCACCCGGTATGGCCAAGTCCACAGCCGTTGACATTGCTCGCGCGCTCATCAGCGACACCAAAGCATGTTACGTCCTCGGCAGTGCTACCACCAAAGAAGCCTGGCTCAAAGACTTCGCGGCAGAAAAAAGCCCCACGATTCAAAAGTTCTTCAACAAAGAAACTGGAATGCAGGAAGAGTTCCGGCAAACCGCGATATTTGCGAACGAACTCCTCACTCTCGTCCAGACAGGTGGAGACCCCATTGGATACATCACAGTCCTCACAGACATCTGGGACCGACATGTCTTTGAAGTTAAAACAATTGGCCGCGGCTCCGACCTTATTCCTAATCCCTACGTCTCAATTCTCGGATGCTTAACACCTGAAGTAACCAACGCATTAATTAGTGAAAAAGTCTTATCTACAGGGTTTTCCAGGCGATGTGCGTTTGTCTATGCGGATCGTAACGCGCCTCCAGTACCACGACCTACTATCACAGCTGAACAATACGCCGCTTGGGATAAAGCAAAAGAACGATTGCATCAGATTCGCCAGCTTTCTGGCGCATTCACTTGGAGTGACGAAGGTGCAGCATACTATGACTCGTGGTATATGACCCACGCAGAACGGCGAAACCAGCCTCACTCCGCGGCCTTAGCAGGCTTTTTGCAGAGTAAAGCTGGTTACGTAATTAAACTAGCAATGCTATTGTCTCTTTCGGATTCCGACGACATGATTCTAAATCCGGACAATTTGTCTACAGCAGTAATGCTAATGGATCAAATTGAGCCTGCTGTTGATCGTATCTTCGCTGGCACAGGACGTAATGAACTCGCTTCTGTTTCTGAATCAATCATGCGGTTGATCATCAAGGAATCTGAAAAGCCCCCGTATTACATCACGAAAAAATCACTTTTATCAGTCTTTTATCGTGACGCGTCCGGGCAAGACCTCGAAAACATCCTTACCCATTTGGTCACTACTGACCGAGCGGTTTTAAAACAAATCTCCGGCACTAACCCGCAAGGCCAACTTGTTAGTAGGTTCGTCTATACGGTTCCAGGTGCTGAAGAAAAGCTCACAGAGCATTTGAAATCCACAAATAAAGCCAAATGAAAACTCGACCTGATCGACGCAAACAAGCGCAAGTATTCATACCTGTTCCACCAAAAACAGAATCACAATTAGTGTTTCAGTTTATGGCAACTGGCTGCGGAACATCATCGGGTTCTGCTGCATCATTGCATCCTCCTGCGCTGCCTGACGGTATCTCCGGCTTGGCCCAGGAACACCAAACTGCTCAAACACAGAATCCATCACTTGATACTCGGCCACCTTTGATCGAGTAGGCAATGTCGTTCCAATAGCCTGCGCAGTCCTGGCTACCCCCCTAGCAACCCTTGAATTGGCTCCTTGTCGCATGTCGGCAGGGAGCCTTTTTTTGGCTTCGTTCCCGCCTAACGCGTCAAGCAACTCCTTCATTGTCTGTTGCAGCATTGGCCCCATTTCATGCGACGGCAAGTCATCTGGCAGCAGCTTCATGGCTTCTTCTCGAAGGCGCATATTAGCTACTTGAGGATTGCTACCCAATACAGCCTGTAACCGACCCACAGCAGCGTTGACTTTCTTCTTATCTGCCAGTGTAGCTTGATCAGCCATGCGACTCATTGCTCGGAGTTTGTTAACTTCTGTATTGCCAAATCCAGCAGCATACAAATATTTGTTAATCCCTTCCAACTCAACACTACCAGCTCCGCCAATGCTCACTTTACCCTCATTTCTCACCATTTCAAGCATCTTCCTACTCCAAGCCGGACCGCCTTTTTCCATGCCAGCAAACACATCACCTTCACTTGCAATCGTCTTACCCATATTCCACATGCCCTCGACCATACTGCCAGTAGGTCCCATCAAGCTTGCAGGAGTAAAGCCTGTGTATTCATTGAACCCAAGCATACCTCCCATAGCAAACCTACTATGCAAGTCAATAGGGAACCCCATGCCTTTCATCATAGAACTGGCCATACCGTGGCTGGCAAGATTACTAATCAGCGGGTCGCCGGTAACCTCATCTAACGCCTGGAACATCTGACCTTTGATATCCTCGTCAGTAAATTTCTCCAACAATGTCAACAGAGTCCCCATAAACGGCATCCCCAACGCTCCGGCCGCAGCAAACTGAGCCAACAGCATAGTTTTGAATGCTTTCTGTGCAGCTTGCTTATTCACCGGCATCACACCAGCATGGTCTTTATACCCATGCATATAATACCTCGCCATCTGGCTAAACCAGCCTGTGACATACCCTTGCAAAGCGAAGAACAAATGCCCAACCAATTTATTCCCGCTATATGGAGTAGCTTGCCGTCCAGCCCGACCGCCAGACTTATTCACAACAGTGGAGAAATTCAACGCAAACTCAATCGCATCTGCACCTTTCAACCCCTGCTGTTTAGCCACTTTATGCCCCATCAGCAGTCCTGTCAATTCGTTATGCCTGGTGAACATTCCATACACCTTCATACTCGTCTGAGCATACCAGTGAATAGGCTTAGTCACCAGACCCGCAATGCCGGTTTTCTTATTCTCCAGCACATCCATCAATTTAACATGCTGCTCACCAGCTTTGTCAAACACCTCTTCCATTGTGCCATAACCAATTCTACCCCGGTTCACTGCTTCTTGAATCAGCGCTTGTTCTTCGGGATTATCAAAATACCGACTTAAGGTATTCTCATCCCTCAATTCAGTTCCGCCCTTCAAGCCCTTAATCCGAGCCGTGCCAGCTTTAGCATAAACCTTGCCCAGCTGACCCTCGATACTTTTCATGTTTCTGGCAAAGTCCATATACCCACCTCCCTGTGCTACCCATTCAGGTAACAAAGTAGAAATAGGTTGCATCAACTCAACCATATGACTTGGAATATTGAACCCAATGAACCAAACAGCATTAGCCTTACCGATCATTCGACCAAATTCGCTATCGGGACTCCTGAAATTCTCCAGCATATCTTCAAACTGCTTTTTCGTCAGCGGAGTTTCGTTCAACGCCGGATCAGCAAACATGAAATTAGTCGCCGCATCCAATACTCGCGTATGCGCAATGCGCTGGCTTCTCTTCACATATTCAAGAAACTGTAACCGAGGATTTTGGTCCTCGAATCCCTCGACATATTTGCGCTTAGTGCCGAAGCCATAACCTTCAGCGTTAGCCGCTTTAGTCAGTTCAGAAACGAAGCCGAGTTTGCTGCGAATGGCGTCTTTAGCGTCATCAGCAATAGGCATTTCGTCAAGCAAAGCTCGCAGAGAATTTTCTTTGTCTTGAAGTAGCTTGAACTCCGCTGAATTGCGGTTAAGGTCCATTTTTCTTGGCCCCGTGTTGATTTGGCGCTTGGTTTCTCTCCAACCGCCGGACTTAGCGGATTCAAGGAATTTGTCCGCTTCAGCTGCTGTGTTAAAGTCTTTTGCGACACGCCGAACCTTGCCTTGCTCCAGTCGTTCGACCTCGATAAACACAGGTTTGAACCTGCGGAAAGTGAGGTATTCAGGATTTTTGGCAAAGTTCTCCTCTAGAGTTTTTGCACGGCCAAGCAAGCCATCAGCGAATTTCAAAACCGCAGTAAAGTCAACATCATTGAAATGCTGCACGTTGGAGTAGACTTCTTGAGTCACTCCTTGCTGCATAGCCATGTAAAGCCCGTGAGCAATGTTGCGAGCATCTTTATGACCCAAGCCTTTCGGATTACCTTCCGCAAACGACGGCAATGCTGAGATGAACTTAGCCAATGTGAATGTATTCGCAGTGTGTTCCTGCTGAACAACTTGTTTGTTGCTTTCGAGATACGCCAGGCGCTGTTTTTTGTAATAGTTAATTACGTCACTCCGTTGCTCAGGTGTCAATTTATTCATCTGCGACCGAGCACGTTCAGACATTGCTGATTCGTTAAAGATGAAATTCCTAGTGTTTTCATCGAACGTCAACACGTCCATACTTCGCATGTCAGCGTCCTGAGAAACCAACCGGAGAGCTTCAGTTGCTTCAGTTGATTTATCAATCCTGGACCATTCAGCATCCACCACGTGAACGCCGCCGTCAATCCGTTGTTGGCCGTAAATCGGCATAATTGCCTGCGCAATGCTGCGGTTGACACCGTAAGTAAAGTCACGCATCTGAGCAAAGATCGGCAAATACTCAGTGAATCTGAATGCCAAATCCTCACCTTTTTCAAGCAGTCTACTAACTTGATGCCCGACGGTTTTCATCGTATCTCCAGCATACCCCAATCGCTGCCCGCTAGCAAGTTGCACCCAGTCTTTTGCGCCTGGAGCATCCAACACTGCAGGATCCACAAATTCCAACAAACTACTTTTCAGCGTTGGATAATTCTGCGGATCATAACTGAACATTCTCTCAACCGTAGCGAGATTCTGTTCGGCTTCACGAGCATTTTTGCGAATTGCCTCCAAGTTTTTCATCAGCCCGGCAGCTTCACGATAATTTGCAAAGTCACCTCGAGCAGCTTTAAACAACTTAGCCGCTTGTACGACCTTGTGCAAATGCCCTGCAAACCAGTCGAACACATTACGCAACGCCGCTGGCATCATCTGCCAAGCCATTGTATCTGGCTTTTTCAACAACGACAACTGATGCATCGCTGAAACGTTGGCAAAGAATTCCTCAGGCCGCATGTCCTTGCTCAATTCCAGCGCAGGTAACGTTTTGAATTCCTTCGGCAAAACGCCATCAACAAACACGTCCATCGTAGCCTGCAACGTTTCTGGATTAGCCTTCTGCAACCAATCATCGGCTTTATAATACGCTTCCTGCGCCAACCTACCAAGCTTGCCATTCCGGGCATCAGCTTCAATAATATGCCCAAGCTCGTGCGCAGTAACAAACTGCATAGCTCTGGCCCGATCCTTCGTCGCAAGCGATTTGAACATCTCAGGCGCGGCAAGGTAGATATTCCTGGCTCGTGAATCTGCAAGGCCATAAATACCCATGGACATGTCATCAATCAGCTGACCAAACCCGACATTGTCCAGGCCGGATTGCTCAACGATATGAGCAAGAGTTGAAATGTGCGCTTGTTGCTCCTCCGGAGGAATACCCAGCTCGTCAAAGATACGCTCAGCAACAACCTCAGGTGCTACCATTTCATCGAACATGGTTTGGCGATCACGGATGGCGAGTTGAAGCTGGGTTGCAGCGGCCAAAGGAAGTCTTTCTGCCAATGCAATTCTACGCTTGCGTTCAGTAGCAGCAGCTTCCTTCAATTCCTGCAATCGAGCCTTATCTTGAGCATTCAGCAAAGGTTCACGATCTTTCAAATCAGGATTTTCTCGTTTTTCCTCTGCTGTAAGCTTGCGCCGCTGAGCAATATTGTCCAGAGTATTATCACCAGACAAACGCGCATATTCAAGCATTTCTTCCTTACTCAAATACAGCGCCATTGACTCATGCAGCACAGGAGGTAAGTTCAGCACATCCCGTGTTCCAGGCTCAGCTGTAACCTTTCCATCTGAACCCTCAAGAATATTCCGCTGATCCAATGGCACCGTTTCCAGATTCTTAATTGCCTGTTGAACCTCAACATGCTTTTTCGCAAATCGCTCCAGCTTCTTAGACCAGACCAACTTCGTCCTTCCCTTCATGTATTTCTGAAATGGGCTAGCCAGCTCATCCTCAGTCCTGGCCACGATCATATCACCCACTTCCACAGCTTCGGTCCTCCGGCCTTGCACCAAATCAGCCAGGCTTTTCATTTGTTCAGCAAAAAATGCAGCTTCCCATTCAGCTTTGCTCGGCTTTGCCCCATACGTCTCCATTTGGCGAAGATTCCGCACCCGGCCAGCAATACCCTGACGCAGCTCATTCAACACCACTTTTGGGTTGCCTTCATTTTGCCTCCATTGGCTATGAGCTTTAACCAATAGCGCGCGCAGCTCCGGCGGAGCTTGTTTCAGCACCGCCATGATATCACTAGGAACCATATCAAACCCAACCAGCATGTCAAACACCTGGTCACCAATCTGAGTAGGCTTGCCGTCCTTGACCAAATCAAAGTGAGTATTTTTGATGATATCATGCTGCTCTTTCATCACACCATAAGATTTCAGCATTGCAGCTTTCTTCTCTGGTGCAAACTTCGAAGCATTAATCATGGCCTCAACCACAGCTTTCTTGCCCATCATGATCGCCTCGGTGAACACATGCTTTTGATCACTGGACATATTACCGAAGAAGTAATCTTCGGCCAATTCACTCAGCAATTTCAATTCGCCCGTAGCCCTGACCGAATCCGAATCCTTCAACTCCTGCATCAACCGCACGCCTTTTTGTAATTCCTTGTCATAAACAAGTTCACGCGGCGTAGTGTTAATCACTAAACCTTTGTCAGTTTTCTCACCCGCTTCTTTGTCCTGACCACCCGCGTCCAGGTCACGGTTTTCTGGCTCAACATAGCCAGATACATCACTAATTACATCAGGATTTAGGTTGTCACTTAAATGACTCTCCAGCAATTCACTAGCCGACTCAACCCGTTCGCTCTGGCTTTTCATTACCTGCCAGGCAAGATATTCATACGAAACTTTCTGATCCTTGCCAACAACCTTTTTCACCCCCCACCACAGTTCAGGATTAGCCAAATACTTAGCCCGATCCTCCCGAGTCAGTCCAGGCTGCTCCGCAATCAGTTCCTTAATCCTTTGTTCGCTAGCTGTTTTCTTTTTCGGCTTAGTCTGAATGTAAAACCCATAATTCGGATTCAGCAATTTCAATTCATTCAAATGATCTTGCATCAACGCAGGCGCATCCAAAGCCACAGAGCTTTGATCAACTGGATCAACCATGAACTCGATTTCCTTACCGCGAACAAACAACTTTTCGGGCACCCAGTTACCCTTAGCCGCATTGTTAATCGTAGTTCTGAACTGCTGTGTCAACAGCTCAGCTCTCTCATACGGAGTCCGTAATTCTCCATATTTGATATTGAACTTCACCGGACCTGTCAAACTGACCAAAGCTTCGTTGTTATTTAAAAACTTCAGCTGTTCGTGCAGCTTAGCTACACTAACACCTTCAGTCTTAGCTTGCTTACCCTCAGCTGCTTTCTCTTTTGCAATAGCCTCAAACGTATTAGCAACAAAACCTTTGACAATCTTCTCAGCCTGCTCCGTCAACGGCGTGCCATCCGCAGCAGTAAACTCCACCGTATCCAGCTTTACCGTCGATTTAACATCCTTATACCAATGCTTAGGCTTATGCACCCAGTTGTAGAACGTCCGGGCAAGATTCATCTGGACATTCTTGTCCTCCGACAAGTTAATGCCCTGACTCCGCATCTGATTGCTCAGCATTTTATCCAAGCCCGACACACCTTTTTCATCCTTCAAAAACAAATTCCGAAACTGCCGCACCCCATCAATAATCGCATTCGCATGTTGCGGCGTTTCAAACAAGCTCATGTCTTTACCGAGTTTTTCAACCAAAAATGCAAACCCTTCATTCCCTTCGTCCAACGGCAGCAAACCCTTAACAACCTCCTCACCAGCCATCTGCTTGGTTGCCCGAGCGGTCAAAATATCACTTCTTTCCGACCAGTCATCTGGTGACATCCTCCGTTTCTCCTTCACCGACAAATTCTGGCCCAGAATTACTGGGTCAACGACATTTGCCAGGGCTTCTTCGGAAAAGAATACACGACCGGGTTTGAGATCTTTCGTTTCATACGTCCGACCTCCCATTTCTGTTTGTTGCGTGCGTAGATTGCCCGGGACGAATGAAAATAGTTTCGACAACACACCGTCAGGTGTACGGATGGTCGACATGCTTTGACGCTCAAACCCAGCGACGGACTGAATCCATTCTGCGTGAGTCACGCCTTCAGCTGTGAGGAATTCCGAATAACCCTTTTCTGCTGTTGGGATGTTGTTGTCAGCGACAAATTTCAAAATTGAGTTTTTAGCCTCGGCATAAGTCAATCCGTTTTCGTTAACAACAGCATTAATCTTGTTGCGCACCTCCAGGGTTACGCCCTTGGTAGCGTAAAGCTTAGCCACAGCATCGGTGAATTTAGCTTTGATCAAAATGTGCGCCCGGTTTGTGTCCGGAGTAGCCGCAAGCTCAGCCTGCATAGCTTGACGCAAACCTTGTTCTTGAGCCAGAATCTCTGGTCCAAGACGTTCTTCAACGCTCTGGATGAACTGCTGGCGAGCTTCGTCATGACTTTGCTGCAATAGTCCTCGAATTGTTGTATCATCAATTCGGATCAACCCGCTTTTACGTGACCATACTCGGATAGTCTCATAGATGTATTCCTTCATCTTGTTTACCATTTGATAAACAAGTTCAGCCTGTCGTTTGGCTTGCGCCTCTGGAACAGCTCCAAGAATGTTAAAAGAATCCATCAGCTCCGAACCGAGACTCTTGATCTCAGTTTTGAGTGTGGTAAGCTTTTTCTCACTGTCTAAATCCAGAGCGTCCTTTTCTTCCTGGGTGAGTTCAGAATTCTTCTTTTTGACTTCAGCTACTTTCTTAGCTTTTTCACCCCTCGCTTGAGTTTTCTTACCCCCAATTTTAGAGTTAGCTTTTGCCGCCGCAGCTTTAGCTTTAGCTACACTAGCAATAACAGGTTCTTCCGCTGTTGCGCCTGTTGCAATAGCTTCAGCAATATCCCCCTGCACAACACTGGTATCAGGAGCGGATTTATTCACAACCGTCTGCTCCCCGGCAGCTGCCATAGTAGCAGTTATTGGGTCGGTTTCGGTTGAGATGATTTTGCCCGACATTGGGTCATAAGCTCGGCCAGGCATTTCCGAAACTACTTCTGTAATCAAAGCTTCGAAGTTAGGTTCAGCAGCGAGTTTGGGGTCCATGAACTCAATGATCGCTTTTGCGTCCGCTCCTGGCTCAGACTTAGCCACGGCTTGGCGGATGAAAGATTTTGTGGTAGCATCAACATCAACTGGTACCTCCGGAGCTTCCACAGGTGGTTTAACAACGCCAGCGGCAGCATTTTCTGCTTCTTTCTTGGCTTTTGTTGCTTTTTTCGCCTTTGCTTTCTTTTCCTTTGGAGTCTGCGCCTGCTCCACCACAGGAGCCTTCCAATTAGGAAACGCGGTCATGTCCAGCTGTTCCAAGCCGCGCTGTTTTTGGTGCGTGGCCCATAGTTCCGCAATTTGCTCTTCCGCAAGTTTGCCACCAAATTGCTTTTTATACAACTCAGCCGTGCGAACGTCCCAAGGAGTCGTCAGAAACTCCCCGGCTGGATCAAGGCCAAGTTTTTCAATAGCAACTCCGAACAATGTTTCAGTATCGGCAGCACCAATTTTGGCCTCGACTTTAGCTAGATCCTCCTTGCCCTTTTTGTAATCCTCAACTGTTTTCCTCAACACTGGGTCCTGAGCCAGCTTTGGATTGTCGAGTAAAGTTTCGATCTTCACCGTTGCTGGTAGCGCACCCGCTTTACGAAGCAGGTCCAAATTGTCAGCAAAATCAGAATCCAGCTTGGCTCGGCTAGCCTCAGTCTGAACCTGCATTTCTTCGCGAGCCTTGATGTTCAAGAACTCCTGCGCAATGTCCAGACCACGTTCACGGCTCAATAGAAGCTTATTAACATCCGTTGGTTTCTTGCTGAAGTCTTCGAAGAATTTATTCCTTGCGGCTTGCGCAGCCGTAGGTTCTTTGCTGAACTCTTCTGGCGTTTTTGATTCGCGCCGGATTTCCTTCCTTGTTCCAGCAATGTCATGGGGCCGAACCAATCCGACAACATCGAACGGCAAGAACGCGGCATTCATCAACGCTGAACCGAGCAAGTGCTCAGGTGTCAACGCATCCTCGCCCATACGAGCAATGTCAACACCCAAGAATGTAGCACCCGCACCGACTTGCCCTGACAAGTAATTCGCGATTCTATCCGGCGCTGTTACCGCCTTTAAGACCTGCTCTGTAACTTTCTGCCCACCACGTTCAATAGTTTCTTCAACCAACTCCCCACCCATGAGCCCGAGTTTGTTCGCACCAGGAATTTTACCCAATGCCTGCATCCCCAACTTACCAGTCAAGCCGAATACCTTTGTAGCCGCCCACGGTGTAGCAGCTGCAATAGATGCGTCAAAATAACTATCACTAGCTTCCAATGCACCAGAACCAGCCAACCCAGCGGTAGCGCCCATTAGCATCCCAGCAGCCTTAGGCACAAACCCACCAGCCATCATCGGAGCCATGTCTAACACAGTTCTCGGAAAGTGACTAGCCATATCTGCAACATACTCAGTGTTCTTGACCCCGAAATTCTCAGCTACATAACGACCAACGTCAGCCGCACCTTGGTCAAGTCCGGTGTATTGGATTGCGTCGTTGATTGCAGCAGACCCACGTTTGAGTGCGTGAGTGAGTAAGTTGTCATCAGCAATGCCGGAGTAGGCTTGCTGCTGCATCGGGTCTTGGCTAGCTTGAGCCATAACCTGCGCAAAATCGCGCATAGAGAACTGACCTGGAAGCAGGTTGTTCTGCTGTGCGGATTTGAACTGGTCCCGAACTTGGGCGAATGGTGTGGGGAGAGCCATAAATATTAGAAGTTATACTGAGCTTTAAGCTGATTCCAACGATCTGCGCCTTTCAACGGAGCTGGTGGTGGTGGAGGAGTAGCGGGAGCTGGTCCCATACCTAGGAATTTTCTGAATCCGTCATCATCACCAAACATAGTGGTGAACAATTGGCTGGGGATTGAAGATAACGGAGCCATTGGAGCGGGTGCTCCACGAGGTCCACCCATAGCGTCAAGATTTACCATTGGTTTTGCTGGGTCAGAAAGGTTTAGCACATCCAGAGCCGAATTCATCGGAGCTGGCGCACCTGGAGGTGGTTGAGGCCAAGGCATAGGACTATAACCGGGCATTTCAGTTAAGGCTTGAGCTGCTTTACCGTCGAGATTAAAGGGCAAAAGTCCTTGACCAGGAGGATTAAACAGAGGCAATGATGGTGTGCCGGGGACCGCCGGTGTTCCGTTAGCCTGACTTAACCCATCAGTCATTTGATACTCAAGCTTTTGACGCTCATTTGCTGTCGGGTCAACAGCTTGACCAAACATCCACTTCAATGGAGTCTGATCAAGCTCCATAATTCGGTCCAGGTTTTGAGTCGCGTTGTTTATGCCCGCAGCGTAATTCATAAAGCTGCTAAGCTGAGGATCGGCCATTTGCTCAGTCGCTGATCTTGCTTCACCTTGGCGTCGAACTTCTGCCAAACGTTCAGGTGACGGGTCATATTGCGCCGACATTTCAGCCACAGCCTTCGTTGCAGCAGGACTGGCTTGAGTTACTGGCGCATATGAAGGACTTGGGGTTTGGTTGCGTAGGATTGAATACTTATCTTCCAGCGCAGCCAAATTGCGGTTGACTGCGTCGTTGATTGGTGCGGGTGCTTGTTGCTGAGGTGCAGGTGCTTGCTGCTGCTGCGGAGCTACGGAGGGTAAGTTGTATTGCCCAGCTTGGCGCGTCATTGCTGGATCTTTCATACGATCCTCGCTGGATTTGAAGTAACCATTTGTGAATGGGTTAGCATCACCCATTTGAGCATTGCCATAAGCATCCCGACGAACACCCCGAACCATGCCGGAATTCCCAAGCGCTTGCAGCTGATCAATTTTACCCGCATTCTGTTGCTTCATCAGCTCGATGGGGTCAGGCATAGGCTGATTCAGCGCAGCGGTCAATGCATCACTGCCAGCTTGAGCACCGGGCATGACAAACTGCGTAGGCATGAGGTCGTTAGCGTATTGCGGAGCCGCCGGCATTGCTCCCTGTTGCATTCGCGATTGAACGCGAGAAGAAAGCGAACCCTTTTTGTTGCTTTTCTTCTTTTTGGATTTGTCAGATTTTGTGCTCATGTTATTGAAGTTTCAGTGGTTGAATTTGTTTTGTCCATTCAGGAGGCAACGGGGCGGCTGGCATTGGAGGAGGAAGTGAATTTTGCAGCTGTTGTTGAGATAAGTCAATTTGACGCTGGCCCAAAACATTGTCTTGCTGGATTCCTTGGGTTTGTTTGATCCAATTCAACACAGCTGTGATCTTTTCTAGCGGAGCCAGTGACTGATCAAGTTTGTGTTTTTCAGCTGCTCGATCATCCGCTGCCCCCAACCGCGCTTGCTCTTCTTCGGCCAAACGCATTTGATGTTCAGTTTGCCCGCGAGCCAGCTCAGTGTTTTCGCGCATGTTTTGCATGTCGAATTGCTGCTTAGCTTGGTTGTTTTGGTATTCCGCAGCACCAAGCGCGCCTTGTTGCCTCTGCTGCTGCATGCTTTGCATACCTTGCAGCATTTGCATGATTTCCTGCAAACCATTATCTTGCAGAACAGATTGAATCAATTGGTTTTTGTCCATAAAATTAGAAAGTTTGGAAACCTTGCTGTTGCATTCTTTGAGCTCTCAATTGCTCCTGTTGAGCTTTTTGCTGCATTTGCTGCATGTCAAACTGCTGCGCCTGCTGCTGCTGCTGGTTAGCCTGTCCCAGGTCTTGCTGAATCAAACCCCAAGATTGCTCTTGTTCTGGGCTTAATCCCCAACCGTATTTTTTGGACCTCTCGACTTGACGAGCCAAGGGCGTATCAAGTTGTTGAGACGCAATAATGGGTTGTGGCATTGCTGGAGCTGGAGCTTGTGCTTGCCCTAACGCCAATGCTCCAGGCATGCCCGGCATCATAAATTGATCCGGCATGACCGGCTGAGGTTGTGGTTTTGGTGGTTGACCACCAGGAGCGAATGAAGTAGGAAACATAATTAATTCCAAAGTTCGGGTGAATCGGCCGCTGACTCCGAATGTTTGTCCTGCTCGATAATCATTTCAAGCAGGGTTGCAGCGTATTTGTCTGGTGGAGGCAAATTGCCTTCGGTTCTGTAAGTAAAGGTTCCAGTTAGGTGGTTGCACTCAACAACACCCTGGAATATGAGATAGTCATGGCACTGCTCGGTAAAGAAGTCCGTGTCGCTATCACTGGTATAAGCAGCGGCCCATTTGACATAATCCAACCTCAACTCGATTTGTTCTGTCGGAGCTGGATTGAAAAATACTTTATTGCCGCTAATGAGCAAACGGTTGTGATAAAGTTCGTATTGAGACGTATCATCTTCAAAACCATCTTCATCGGGGCGAATCTCACGATCAAAGCGCTGAGTCAGCAAATTGGCTAACGCAGACTTTTTCATCGTGCGAATTGGCATGTCACCGAGCGTCACCCGGCGATAAAACTGCATCGGAGTTTTGACGCGAACAGAAGCATCGCTCGTGTCGGTGGCGGCGGATAGGTTAACCCCACTCTCGCCAGCAGGAATGAGGAGCTTTCCATAATCCCATAGGTGCTTAAAATCATGGCGTCGTTCTGCTTGCAGTCTTGCGTTGTTTAACGCTATCAGCAACAGATCCACGCCATTTTTTGTGAACTCGGTATCTTTTTCGAGATAGCGAGCAATCGCAGATTTTATTTGTCCCACAGTCATATAAAAAGCTCCTCAAGTTAGCTGTTACTTCCGGCGAACACCGCCATCTTTTGGCGTCTTGTTCTTGGTCACCTGGCGTTTGATCTCGTTGGTTTCCGAAGAAAGACCGCGAGTTTCATGAGCACCGGGTTCGAGCATGCGGGTGTTTTTGACATCCACAGCGGCGGGGGGAGAGGCGGCGTAATCGTACGTTTTCATATTGTTTGTGTATTTGCGGGGTTGAAGGGGAGGGGTAAGTTATTCACCCCTCCCCAAATGGTTTAGGCGGGGTCGCCCTTGATGGTGAAACGATAGATACCTGTGACTGCGACTGGTTTTGCGCGGTCGGCATCCGTCGAAACATTCAGATCAGACAACAAAATCTTGCTCCGATCTGGCGAAGGAGTTGCAAGAACAATCAAAGTCCCAGCGGCATTCACGCCATTGGAAACTTCTTCAATGCTCTTGAACCCCAACGTTGCGGCGTCGATAGTATTTGTTGCCAGGGTTCCGGCTCCATCAACATCAATTGTGACGTCGATAGCTTTCCGCACTCGGCGAGGATTCTTGGTAGTTTCATACCAAGTGCGGTGAATTGTCAGGTCTGCGGTTACTACAGCGGCCATATAATTAGTCTTTCTTCAGTTGTGGGTTGAGGTTAAGCGACGACGCCGGTGAGGTTGTCAATGAAGTGATGGCGCTCGGGGTAGTGCAGCTCAATACCGCACTCAGTGAACCATTCATCTTTCCGGTAATCAGCATCATTCGGCTGGCGATTTTTCAGCAACTGGCTGTCGCGGTCGTTGATGTTAATATAATGGATCGAACCGACGTCCAGCACAAACGCCGAGTTACGAAGCCCGGCATTTTGGTTGAACAGCGGGTGGGATTTGAAGATCAGATCACCCCAAGGAGTAGTCCAACGGAAGATTTTCATTCCGTAGACTTCCTCTTTCTCATGCAGCGACATCTGAATCGTTGCGCCGAGCTTGACGTAGTCCTGGAACGCCTTGATGAAACCATTGCCGCAAAGCACCAGTTTCTCGCCGGAGTTTCCGTTGTAGCGGAAAAGCCGTTCGTTCAAGGTTTCGAAGTTCGCCTTCGTCATCGTACCGTTGACCGGAATGATGAGTTTTTCATCTGCCGAGGTCCAAGCGGTGTTGCTGACATCCGAACCACCTGGGCGGTAATCAAACAAACCACCGTTGCCGGTGTTGCCCAATTCCCACTGCTCCAGATACCACAGGATACCACCAGACAGGCGCTCAGGAACCAAATCGCCATCGTCACCAATGACGTTATTGACCCCGCGACGACCGAACATAGCCGCTTTTTCAAGCAACTCCATGTGACGCTGCATGGCTTGAGTGGACTTACCTTTGTAAGCACCAGATTTGTCATAAACCAACCCGGCCTTGAGAGCATTCCCGGTGAGCTTGAAGCCATTCCGGTGAATTTGGGTGTAGTTTTCAACTTCGATTGGCGCTTGGTAAGAACCAGAGCGGCTGCGAGCACCTTCAGAAGCGGCCGAGCCAACAACGAGCACGTGCAAGCCGTTTGCATCAGTATCATTGCTCATGCTGGTGATAGCACCAGTCGTAGCGCGAACTTTCAGCACCGTTGAAGAGACGATCTCATCAACGAGAACCCGAGGGTTCAACAAAGCCGATGCAGCGCCATTCGGCACGCTTTTCAGCCACAGCACATCGCGAACGTGGATAGGCTCCGTGCTAGCGACAGTGATACAGAATTGCGCATTTGCAGCAATCGTGAACCCAGCTTGAGTTTGAAGCGTGTCATTCGCCGCATTGGTGAACGGCCCGATATTACCAGCACCCACAGGCGACTGCGCCGTAGTGGTATAATGCTGGGCCTCCCGCTGCTCGAACCAGCCAAATTTTGGCTTATCCGTTGCTTCGGTATCCATCAAGGACAGGAGTCCCTGGAGAGTAAACTTACCCTCCGGAAAGCGGTAAAAGATTTTCCGCCGTGCCGTGAGCGAATAGCTCGCTTCAAGGTCTTTTGTGGACATAAGTCCAAGGATTGCACTCATAATGATTTGATTTGAATTGTTTGTGTTTGTTGATTGTTAACCTAACGAATCAATCCCGTCACTGACAGGATTGTTACCTGCACGATGTCTTGACGGCCTTGCACCCGCACCGCGCGGGATATACATACCGCCACCTTGAGTAGCCTGCTTGTGCCGCTTCAAGGTGAAATTTGGATCATACACGCGAATTGCATTCTTAGCGACCTGTGCCACCGCTCGCATTGCATCCTTCTTAGTTGGAAGAACGATCCGTCCTTCGGCTTGTGCTTTCCTGACAATCTCCACAGCTTGAGCAACTGCTTGCTCGCGACCGCGAAGAGCCGGAAATTGGCGCACAACGTTGCCGTTGAACTCTTCCAATTGTTTGCGTGCATGTGCTTCTTGAAGCAATTGCACAGGACCCTGGACTTGACCTACCATGTGATGAGTCATGTAACCCGCCGCTGTAAGCGCATGGGCTGCGACGTCATCCAGTAGTTTCTGCAATTCGGAAACCTGAGTATCAGGATCTTCCGCATTGAAAATCGCCTGCACACGTTCCTTGTTAAGGATAACGCGTTTAAGCATTTTATCCCGCTCCTCTGGAGTGAGATCCTTCTGTTGTTGCTGCTGCCCCGGTGCGCCAGCCTTAAACGCCTGGGAAATCCCGGTCGCAATTTGCTGAGCCAAGTCAGGAGCAATTACTTGCTTCTTCGGCTGTTTGACAGGTTGACGAACTTGGCCCTGGCCCGGATCGTCATCGTCAATATCATCATCGTCGTCGTCGATGTCATCATCATCATCAATGTCGTCATCGTCATCAATGTCGTCATCATCGTCAAGCGAATCGAGGCCGTCGTCAAACCCGCCGCCGCCATCGCCATAATCATTGGCAGGGGCACGGAGGGCTGTGTGTAGTAGGAACTTTAGCATGGTAGTGTTTTGTTAGTCCTGGAGTTTGTCTTCGATTAAACTCTGAATATCCGAGACCAGGACCTCGAAAACAGAGTTGGAAAATTCTTCTACTTCACTAATAGCGCCTTTAAGCCGTTCAATATTAGTGAATTCTTCAAATGAACCGACCGACGCCTGAATCAGAGTCTTGGTTCCCGTTTGCACACGATCTTTCAGCTTTTGCAGATATAAATCATGCAGCGGAGAATTCTTAAATTCCTCCACCTGTGTCACCAGGCTGTTGAGCTGGTCCAGCGTTAATTTGGTTAAGTCCATTTTGTAGTTGTTGTTGTTGCTCTGGCGTTTGCAAGAAAAATCTTGACAAATCTTTAACCCCTCGCAGGGATTGAATTTCTTTCATCATTTCCTTCAAATCCAACGGCATAACTTGCATAACCATCGGATTGGAAATAACGCCCAAAAGCAATTCCTGCAAGCTTTGCGCCACATACCCCTTCTCAGTGGCAGTAGTCGAATCTTCCACAAAGAAGTCTTCCGACTCAGCCAGCTTCCAGGATGGCGTAGGATGGAACTGAGAATATAGAATTCCGAATTCCTCAGAATCACCAAGAATCTGCTGGAATTTTTCTTGAGACAGAAATTGACGTAAGTTGATAAGCATCTTCCTGGCGAATGGGACCAAAGCAGCCGACCAGATTGAGGAGGCGTAAAGTTTCATCCGTGCGGATGAGCCCATTGACACAGCCCTGGCTTCAGTAGCGGAGCGGCGTCCACCGTGGAACTGACCCATTGCGTTTTCGTTGACTCCGGATACCATTTGAATCATACGAATGACTTCAGAGGCATCATTCATATGCCCTTGAGTTGTATCGACTGTTTTGAGCTGGTGAACAAATTTGTCAAGCCCCATAAGTGGGGCACCTTTTTTAGCCCGGATGTAAGGTTGTCCGGTTTTAAGGTCGTCGACCTCAACGTAACGGCCATCGATGATTAAACGACCCTGTAAGTTGGAGCGAACAGACGCAATGCGGGAGTTGAACAACCAAGTTACAACTTCTTGCAGAGGATCGATAAGAGATGAAATTGAATCCGAAAGCTCGCCGTGTTGGTCAGGTGAAAGCTCAGCTGCGTCGTAGGGAAACTGGTTATGCACCGAGCCGAATTTTTCGATTGAGATGATGCGCTCATCATTGGCGATTTTAATTTCCCAAATGCGTTCTTGATCGTCATTGTCGAGTTTGTATTCCTCACCAGCGCAACGGTAATAAACCGTTGTGACAATCACCGGGAAGTTTTTAGACTCTTGCTGGGAACTTTGACTGAAGTCGCGCCCGAAGCCAGGCAAGCGAGTTTCTTTGCGCTTAGTGTGCAATTCTGAACTCATTCGCTGCACATATTGCACGCCATGAGCGATACCCTGGCGCTCCCAGTTTTTAAGCTGACGAATGTTATAAGCTGTCTCATCCGCAGCGAACATGCCTTCTTGGAAGCGAGAAACTGGCAGAGATGAGTCCCAAAAGAAGTTATAAGGCGAGATGTTGTCAACATAATTGCCTTCAAACAGCTTTACAGTGTGGCGAGAAGTGCTGTCTTCAGTCACCATAGTGAGAAAATCACTTTCCGTTGACTCAATAGCCGATTCACTGGCCTCAACTTCAACTTCCAGCTCATCATCTCGCCAGGTGGTCTTCAAAACGCCCAGATTGAACCGCGCAATGTCCAAAATAAACTCCAGGAGTTTGTTAAACATGTTGTTAGAGAGCGTTTCGCGATGCAAAAGCTTATTAATCGCATCACGCAGCTTGTAATCCTCGTTGCCGGTGGGAGAATAGGAAAAAATAAACTCGTTTTGTGTGTAAAGCAGCAAAACAAAGGTCACGAATGTCTGAACTTGCGCACGCGTGAGCGGAATTGACAGCTTTTTCGGCTGTCCCTTAGCTTTCGCTTTGCGATCATCGACGTCTTCGGTACGTTCACGAGCATAGGAGGCCAAAGCAGCATCCCAGTCATCGTAATACCGGCCCACGTGACTACGAGAATCGCGAAGAAACTCCTTGAGATCCTCCAAAAGGTCAGCAATGTTCTCAGGCACTTCCTCAGAGGAAAGCATATCGGTTATAGTTGAATCACTCATTGTAAAGAAAAAATGTTTAAGGCCTCGTGGAGGTTAAAACCTGGAATATCAAAAGACACATCAGACAAGTCAAGAGGATCATAGGCTTCTTGTTTGCTAGCTACTGGTTCAATATATTCAAGTCCGTGAAGCGAAAGACGATACAGGCACTCCATCATGTGATCGTCTTTATCCACCGGAGCTTCCTTTTTAGGATCCCAGACGTAACGATCAAATTCATGAAAAACGTGATGCAGCTCGCCGTTGAAAAACCAATTATTAGGCGTGTTAAGCTGGCGCTTGACCTCCATGATGCCGTTGCGGAGGGCTTTAATCGCTGGCTCTACGGCCAGTCCACGCTGCCAAAACACATTTGCCCAGATTGAACCGTCAACAGGAGATTCCTGGAAGGCCAGTTTGTCGCAGAAAACTCGCATGGGGTAGCGACCGTTAAGTTTCTCGAAGATTCGATCGCAGAGTTGATCAATGTAACAATGTTCGAAGATTTCGTCGTAGAAATAAACGTAACCCTGGGGCGAAGTTGCCGCAAACAAGACTGCGTGTGGAGTCTTTGGATGGGTGTCAATAGCAATACGTATTGCGTAATCAGCCGGAGGACTAAAGTTGTCAACCCAGCCAATCGGGGGAGTGTGATATTTGTGCGTAAATTCATCGAATTCGGGATAAACTGCACCAGCAAGTTGTAACGGTCTACCGTTGATACGAGCGTCAATGTCGGCTTGAGAAAGGCCTACTTTGAATTGAGCAATAGCCTTCTCGCTATTATGAGGATTGTCCATCATCGAGCCGGTCATCAACCAAGTCGAGCGGGTTTCATCGCCATAACCGTGGGTAAACTCTTCCCGAATACGTTTTGAAGGGATGAACAAATCGTTAATCCACATTTCCGTAATTGGCGTGCAAGTGAACCAAGCCGAGCCTTCACGGTCCACCAGACCCCGTTTGTTTGCCACCCACATTTCCTCCGGACAGGGTTCATCAACGTGAATCCAGTCCCAATCGGAGGATTCCTGACCCAGAGGGTTAGATTTGAAGGATTTGACCGTATCCAGGTTGATGGTCGACAGACCGCCATAAATTGACTTGATAAAGATGGAGTCAATTTCGCCAGCCTGATTTTTATGCACACCCTCGAACGACTCAGCTGGAATGAACCTGAAAAGTTTACCGAGCGACTGACCCTGGAGTTGTGAAGTGTAAATTTCTCGTGCTTTATCCCAGTCCGCAACAATAATCAACCCCTTAGTTGAATGATGCGGAATCCCGAGCGTTCTCATCGGATGGCCTTCTGGATACCAAGGACGATAACCCAGAGCAAACGCAACATCCTCAGCAGCACCACAAGTGGATTTTCCAAACCGGTTTCCTGTGCGCAAGTAGCGCAATTTGAACCTAGCCGCCTCATGAAACGCCTGTTGACGTTTGTGAGGTTTATAAAACAACAGACCGTAACTCTTCTTCAGCTGGATCAAACGACGCAGCCGGACTAGTTCCGCTTGTTGGTTATGTTCAGATTCTTCCATGTTATTACCAAGTTCCTGACACCCCATAACCCGGTGCCGAGTCTTTTACTGGAGTGGTGTTAAATAATTCAGCTAAAAGTTTATCCACATTTTTCATTCCTGTGGGCCTAATCAAAGACTCCATTAGCTCCGCTCCGACTGCTGGCAAGACTGGCTCATTCGCTGCTCCAGCCTGATATTATTCAGCAACCAAGTTCATTTGTGAAATCTTACCCCAGTTTTGATGCATACGCAGAAGATCTTCCTCGGTTTTATCTGGCATGAACCAAGAGCCAGCATTTTTCTTAATTGCGCAAACCAAGTCATATCTGCCACACTGACTTCTGTGGCGAGAAATTGAATCTTCCTCCACAGCGGCCACAAACTTCACTGGCAATTCCGCATCGGCCTCCACCCGGATAAAGAACATAGCTTGCGCGGCCTCCACAATACCAAACGCATAAATGCCCTGCTCATTACTGACAATAGAGTCTCCTTTAGGTGAGCGTTCATTGAACACACCCACCTGTGGAATTTTTAACTGTCGCATCACTCTAGTCGTAGGACTCATCGGATTGTGAACAGGTTAACGTTAGGAGGATAAAAAGTTTTCTTCACAGCATGATAAAGATTCGTTTCAGTAACCCGCACCGATGCTGTTTTAGTAAACTGATCCCAAGAAAGAAAGTTAGTTTGCGCAAAATAATGCGGCGAATCAAAATCAAGCGTGCTGTCTTTAACAACATAATCCACAAACTGCACTGGAGCTGTTTGACTGCTCGTAAACGACCCCATCGGAATTTCAATTTCCGGATGCAAACAGGCGGGAAATGAAATTCGGCCTGTAAGTACTCTAGCATCAATCGGAGTTGGAATCGGTTCCTCACCAAGAATAAACTCCCTACTAAACGGTGTAGCGGACAAAAATTCCTCCACCAGAATCTCTGTATCAATGCTAACCCCTTCAACGTATGCATAACGAGCCCCGTCGAAAGCATATAAAGGAGTCCCACCAGGATTTGTCGCAGCAATAACAGCACCCAAATCTTTCAAAACTGGAGGCCAAAAATACTCCTCCGAAGCAGGATAAGTTCTGAATGCTGTTTCTGGCGTAGTCAAAGGCGGATTAAACAAAAAGTAAATCCAACCCTTTGGACCCTCCTCAACCCCAGCAAACACATGATCGTTCCAAGTATTGTTTTTCTTGGTGACGTTCAAATCCGAATCCTCGAGTCGAGTTCCCAATGTGGGAATCTCACTAAAAGTAAAATCAGCCAATGACACAGCCACACGACATCCTGGTCTCGAAGGGTCCGGAGTCTTGAACGGCGTAATGCCAAATTCCTGATTTGGTTGAAACTTAACCATCGACTTTGTTCCAAGCTACAATTTGAGAAAGCTCCACGTACCCAACAACATTTCCTGACGGCTCGTCAGTTGTCGCTAATGTAACAAACACGCCGGCAGAACCGTTGACCGTAAAGTTCACCGGAGTCAAGGCTAACGCATCAGCCAACGTAGCACAAAGATAAAACGTATCAGCTGTCAGCTTTGCCACAAAAAACTCATCATCAACTGTGTATCCGTCAAACCCCGTACCACTCAAATACCGCACTTGTTGCCCCGTAGTTAAACCATGTGCCACAAGAGTAAGAATGTCCGTAGCTGCCACACCGGTGACGCCACTTACCAACGTCCCCAATGTACTCGTCTCTACAAACTCACCGTCATAAAAAGCCAAATACAAAACATTCTCATATTTCGTCCTCGGCGCAATATGCATCACATCGTCTGTGACTCGAATTTTACCCACCGCATCTCCAGTCCAAGCTGGGTCTGGACCGGCACCACTCAATTTTGGATAGTCTGATTCAGTTGCCAGAGCCCCAGAAAAAACCTCTGCCCCATCATCAGGAGTAATTTGGCCACTCAATAAAAGCGCAGTATTAATAACCGGAGTGCCCAGCTGCATAGGCAATGTTTGCCAGATATCCCGATACGTGCCTCGATTCAGCTGCACATCCGTGATAATCTTCCACGACAAAACATCCCGAATAATCGAGCTCTTTGTCCTCAGATCTTTATAAGTCCATTGAACATTCATATCATTTAAAAGGATCTATCGCTTCATTATGCATTGCATCATAACCCCAAAACGCCGCAGCCGAAGTCCAGCCCTCTTTGGCAAACTCCTCAATAATAGTCAGTGGCATATCCGAAACCAAAGGCCAAGGATCGCGGAAAGAATTGTCGTCCGCATCCAGGTCAATCGCAATGCCCCAGGCATGATTTGAAAGACTCGACCCAGCACGTTTATTCCTGAAATTGTAAATCCCACCATAATCCTCAGCCTCATCCTGAATAGTAGGCTCTTGAGAAATTCGCTCTCCGATATTCTGGAGAATCCGCAAAAGTGATGGAACGACTAGGCGGTGGGCACGGGAGCGTAGGACGCGCTTGCCGCCGTAATACATTGGATATGGGAAATCAAAAGAGACGAGATTGGATTCACCAGGAGGGCCGTAGAAGGCAAGCTTTTCCTTATAACTGCCACCGGGCCAGGGGTTGGGGTTGGGCATCAGCGAACGCAAATGTGCACGCAAAGCCGCCCGGGACTGCGGCCCCCAATCTCCGTCGACATCATCTCCAGTGAAGCCGACGCGCTGCTGCATTAATTTACGTTCGCTGATGTGCATAGGAAGTTATTGTTTTGGTGGAATTGCGTTACGAACTGTCATGCTGAGTGCAGCGGTGACAGCGATTTGAATGGCTTCAGCTGGTGGCATGTCACCGACGAGAAAAGCAGCGAGTGCGCCAAGAATGGCCATGCCGCCTATAATGTAAGTTTTGTATCCTTTGAGCATAGATTTGAGTCTGATTAGTAGTTTGATGATGTCCAGGTAAAGTTTGATACTCACCCGGGGTTTGTCGTGTTTCCGGCGTTGGCCAGGAAAAGATGGAAAGCTCACTGCTGGAGTTTGTTTGATATCTCTGTGACTCGTTCCCGAATGTATTGCAGATCACGGTTTTGTAGTGCGGTGTCTTTGGATAAAGCAGTGATAGAGTCAGAGTGAACTTTGACCATACCCTTAAGTTCGGCGTGATTGACTACGGCTTCTTTGTCGAACTTTTCCAGGTTAGTCAACGCGTTTTCTTGTCGAGCTAGCCACATTCCGACACCAACAGCGCCCATCAGCATTGCGCCGATACCACCCAGCACCCAGCGCATAATAGACGACTGTTGTGCAATAGTTTCGGACAGGCTTTCGATTATGGAGTTTTCGTGCTCAGACATGGTAGTTAAGGGACTGCAAGTTCAGCCATTCTTACGGCATTGTCAGATTTGGTGATTTCAACAGCAGCAGCCTGAGCAGCAGCCTCGCGGGCGGTCTTCTCGGCTTCACGAGCGGTTATTTGAGCAGTGGTTTCGGCAGCCTGCTGAGCAACAGAGGAGAAATATCCAGCGCCGAGGGCTGCAGCTGCGAGCATCCCGTCGCGAAAAGAAGTTTCGTTGTCGTAGATGAGAGCGACATTATTGCTTTTGAATGCACCCTTGCCGCCGACAGCGGTGATTTCGCCAGGAACATGAACACAAGCGATAGGAAGAAAAAGAAGAGGAATAAGAAATTTCATTGTGCGTTGGGTTTGAACATTTCTTTTGCCGCTTCCAGCATCATCAGATCGAATGGATCGGGAGCTTTGGAGGTTGAGCAGGATGAGAGGCAGGCCACAAAAGCGGCAGCGAGGAAGAGACGGAGTGTGGGTTTCATCGTGGATCAGTGGTGGTATTCGGTGGTGAGCTTGGACGAGTAAAAGCCGCTGGGCGGAGTAGGACCCTGCCAGAACTCGGTGCCATCGTCGCATTGGACCAAGCGCATAGCGGTGTATTTGCGTCCATCATCCCATCGGAGCACTTTCACGGTGCCGCCTTCTTTGATTAAAGCGTCAGAGAATCGCATGGATTCAACATCTCGCTTGCCGCTGGCCATGCCGCGCAGAGAGTCGATGTGAGAGGCGGGATAGACGCGACCCGTATCAGACTCGGTGACGAGTGACTGAGGAGGTGTGGTGCATGATGCGAGCAAAAGCAGGCATCCCATTATGATATTGAGGTGTGTTATCATGGTTGTTCAAATTCTTCGACTAACAAGATCGTTCCGGCCTTGAGGACGGCTGAGTTGGCACCACCTGTTTCCGCCGCAAACTGCACAACGAAATTGCCAGCGGTGCCAGCCGTAGCAATCACGCCGTCCATTGAGCACGCTTGAGGCGTTGCACCAGCCGCTGTGATAGTCCCCGAACTCAAAGACGATTCGGTGATCGTGCGTGCGGTTGAAACGGTGATGCTACTATTGCAATCAACCTTTATCTGCACAGTCGAGCCAGATGGGATTGTTACGCCTAAAGTGTAACCCTCACCAGAGCCGTCGGTTGTCACCCCACCAATCAGTTTAATTCGATACAATTTGTTTGCTCCAACAGCGACTGTGAAGCTCGTCACATCCGCCAGTGTTGAGCTTGTCGAGGTGAAATCACTTGCCAACCGGATGTATGTTGACTTTGTAACCTCACCCGTAGGAGTCGCAAACGTCGGGGCGGAAGTCGCGCCGTTGCTCTGCAAAACCGTGCCACTTGCACCCAATGCCAGCTCGACGGGCACACCGGAACCGTTGGTGTAAATGACTTTCCAATTTCCGCCAGCCAGACCGCTGGTGACAGGGAGAGTGCCAGTGACATCTGTAGCAAGATCAACCAGCCCTAGCGTGATTGTCTGACCCGAAAGCGTGATGTAATCTGGGGTTCCAGCAAGTGTAATGTCCCCAGTGTTGGTGCCGCTGAGATTTGAGCCCGTGATGGTTCCAGCCGCCTCCACATTGCCGCTGGTGTCAACGGTCAAGCGCGTAACGTAATCGGCATCGGTTAGGATTGTCCCGGTTCGACTTTGGAGGGTCCATTCTCCGAGTGGGTTAGCTGCTCCTGAGTAAGTAGCTACAAGCGCACGAAAATCGACTGCCCTACTTGCTGCGGTAGCATCTGTTTTCCATCCCCGCGCCCCCCATCGAATCGTTGGCGACCACTGCTGCACCGTGCTCGTTGCAGAAGTAGTCGTTGTCATAGTGATCCCCATAGTTGGCAAATCCGCTAGACTCGAAATCTGTGCTGAAAACTCAGGAGAACGAATAAACGATGACGCAATTATAGATGTCAGAGCAACATCTCCCTCGGAATCAACAGAGAAAACCTCACTCGGAGTTCCGTCACTGACTGTAATAACCTTATCGTCATCATCATCCGCACCAGACAATCGAAGAACCCTTTCATCCAATCCAAGACCTGATTTCTGAACCTCGAATGCCGGGCTGGTGTCAGATCTATTGACAGTAAGGCCAAGGGCGAGAGCGTCCCCATCATTGACCCCAGCCCCGGAATCGCTGACAAACTCAAGAGCGTTCTCGGCAACATTCACGCGGACCAATTTTAACCCTTGCCCGCTGTAACTTGCTGGCACATCACCCAGGTCCAAGAAGTCGGTGACACTTCCGCCCCCAGGTAAATCCCCAATATCAAACTTCCGAATGCCACCGCCAGATTCCCAGCCAAATAGAAAGTCCCCTGTTGCGGGTGTGGTTTCTTCGGTGAGTCCTGCGAGGGTGATGTCTTCGGGATCACCTGTGCTTGCCGTGATGCGGCCCTTGATTGTGTTCGCTGCCATGTTGGCGAGTTTGGCATTCGTCACCGAGTCATCAGCAAGATAGGCGGTGGCGATGGAGGTGCCCTGCCAGGTGCCGGTGGTGATGGTGCCGAGGGTGGTCAGACTGGTTGATCCTGTCCAAGTGGTTGGATTCACGGATGCCCACGCGGTCAGATCCGAATCAAGCGGCTGATAAGCAGCAGCGGCGGCGCTGGTGGTGAGGTAGTCGGAAATGGTGCCGTTCTGAGTTGCCAAAGTGCCAAGCTCCAAACGCGTGCGGCTGGCAGCCGCGTCGGCATCAGTGAGTAAGGCGCGGCCGTGCGTCGTGGTCGTGAGCGCTGCGATGCTGGTCAGGTCTGAGTCCAACGGTTGATAGGTCGTGGCGGCGGTGGCAACGGTTAGGTAATCCGTAATCGTAGCGGACTGCGTGGCCAGGGTGCCGAGACCGAGCGTTGTGCGGGCCGTGGCGGCGTCGGCATCGTCAATGAGCGTGAGGCCAAAAGCAGAGACGGCGGCCGCGTCCAACTTGAGACCGAGCGCCGTGTTGAGGTCCGTTTGAGCGGAGAGCGTGCCGGTGATGCTGCCCCAGGTGCCAGCGCCAGAGCCAGCTTTAACAACCAAATTACCCGCTCCATCAAAGCCAATGACATAATCCGCAACAGGAGTCAATTCCCGTTCCCGAGTATTCCCGTCGCTATACAATTCTTGAATAATAGTCTTCGTCACGGTTTGGGAGAAAACCGCAGAAGCGCACAAAAGAAACAAAGCAATAAACTTTTTCATGATAGTAATCTAACTTTTCCTTCCTCAACCCCAGCGACGAAAAACGTAACGAATCCGGGGTTGGTTGTGTAATCAAAAGTATTCGGCGTAGGTATTGCCTGCTGAAACTCAGCAATGACTTCCGCATTGGGATCAAGCTCAGCAATCAATTCGCTGGCATTTTGCTCAAATAAAAGTTCCGCAATCATAGTGATTTTCTGATTGTTAACTTTGCATCCAGCATTGTGTAAACCTCACCCGAAAGTGTCCGCTTCAATTCCAAGCGATAATTCTTCAAATGATCCAGCACAGCTGTGTCGGCAAAAGGAATAATTATCCAAACCACACCATTAGCCAAGTCTGTTACAATAAAATAACTCCCATGCGCCGTTGAATTTTTATCCAACACATTCGGCCCCACCACATCATTCGCAAACAGCTCATTGATTTTCAGTCTGAACGTCGCACCAGTAATCGGAATCCCCACACCTGTGCTTTTCAACCGCAGGGTGAACCGCCATTTAATGGTGTCACCCTGCTTGATGCAGATTGATTTTAACGCCGGACAAGACATAACAGTTAAACCGCATCGAGTTCCTTTTTCAACTGTTCAATCTCCTGCTCCGGATTGTCCGACTTCATACCAGTCGAAGAAATCGTATGTTGCGTAGGCTTGCCCCTGTAACGATCGAGCAAATCCATATTCGCCCGCAACCGCACGGCATCGGGGGTTTTAGGATCGTTGGCCATTGCCCTGATAACTTGCACGGCTTCCAGCGCCCCAGCCTTGAGGATTTTGCCAATATCATCATTGTGATTCTCGTGAATCAATTCAGCCACCAAAGCTCTGTACTCAGGCTGATCCAACACCTTCCGAACCGTTTCTGGAGTGGTGTTGTTTTCCTGCGCAATATGCTTATACGTCGCCCCGGACGCATACATATACGCAAAGATCCGATGGCTCGCCTTTTCCCTCTTTTTCCTCCCCGATTCCTCAATCACCGACAGCGCCAGCGGAGCAGGTTTGAACCCAGAGACATTCTTAGGCTCAGACACCTGAACATCCATCAGCTCATCGTCCAAAGAGGAATCCGGGACTCGAATTTCTGGCAGCAACTGATGAGTCAGCGCCTGATGCAGCGGATGCTGGCTTTGGGGATAGGGATTTTGCATTTTGTCGAAGCGGTTGAATTTGAGTTTTGGCACTCGTTACGGCGGCAACGCGGATACGCATGACGAATCTTAACTCCGGCAAAATTCATTTCATCATTATTTTATATTTCGTTTGTAATATATTATTTATAATTTACTTTACTTTCGCGCGTGGGTAGGGGATGTATAATGGAATCGACAGCCCCCCGTGGCAAGGGTCCCCTTTTCACCCGCATTAGTATATAGGTGAAGGGAAGGATGAACCGACCCGGCAGTGAACTACATTAGAACTAAACATCATGAAAAACATTGAAATCGCAGACGTTACT